ATGGTCCCATGACCATCGCCAGAGCCTTCCCCTCCACAGGCAGACACCGCGGAACTCGCGGCGTATCGGGCCAGATTCCTGGCGGCGTTCAGGTCCCGCAGGTGGTCCGCCCCGCAGGCCGAGCACCGCTTCGAGGACGGGAAGAACCGGTCGGCCACGACGATCCCCCGAAGCTCTTGTCGGACACCGCACGGGCAAGGCGGTGGTTCTTCACCATGCCCGTGACGTTCAGATCCCCGTCCATATCAATTAGGATAGATTAGAAATAAATTGGAATCAAGTGAACTGTTTGAAACCCTCCGTTTCCGTTGCCGCTCCGCCATACGCCATGAGCCGCCCACCCCGACTCCAGAGCCCACTGACTGATGAGGGTCCGCATGCTGATGCCCGTCTTTTGATGGACGTAGAGCGCCGCAGGTGCCACCAGCTTCACAAAGTCTCTCTGAGCGGGGGTGGTGCGGGAGTCCATTACGACAACGACCACAGGCGCGGATGAGGATGCGAGCCTGCGGGGCGAGGGGGTTCGGGGCCGAAGGACAGAGGACGCCCAGGGAAAGTGCAGGATCTTCAAGGTGCGACGGGACATGCCGGGGGTCGAATGAGATCTTGGAAGCATGGTGACGGCCGAGACGAGGGACAGCAGAAACAGGATCATAGTGATGAGCCGTCTGTGCCGCGGCGGGATCTTCACACTCTCACCCCCCGTCTGTTCAGGATGGACCTAAGTACCTCGTGACTGAACGCCACCGTCTCCCGCTTGGGCGACTCGCTGCCGAACACGTCCACACCAGCTCGCTCCTTTCGGCTCATAATCCTCATGACATCCTCTTCGACGGTTCCGGGAGCGTAGAGGATGACGGACTCCACATCCCTCTCCTGGCCCCGACGCCTGAGCCGTCCCTCAGCCTGCTCCATCTCCAGGGAGGACCAGGGGAGATCAGTGAAGACGGCGATTCGAGCACACGAGAAGTCGAGACCTTCGGACATGGCCCCGATCGTTCCCACCAGGACCCTGGAGATCCCCTGCTGGAACTCAGACACAGAGCGGTCCCTGGTCCTGGCGTCGATCTGACCGTGGATCAGCACCGGGCGGTATTTGGCCGGGAGTCTCTCCACGATGCGCTTTGCGAACTCGCTGAACACCGTGAACACCACCACCTGCTCTCGCTCCTCCCCGGCGGTGTCCCGAAGGATGTCCAGGAGAGCGGACAGTCGATTCGAAGGCCCCTCGATTCCGACCAGATCAGGGTCCAGACAGATCTGGCGAAGGCGCATCTGGAGCGACAGAGCCGTGGGGGTCTCCACCAGTCGGTCTCTAACCTCCAGAGCCAGATTCCGCTCAAGCGCTTCGTACCACTCGGTCTGCTCCGATGAGAGCGGATAGGGAATGAAGAGCCTGCGCTTGTCCGGGAGATCCGGTAGCACATCCTTCGTCTCCCTCTTCAGGAGGTAGAACTCCAGAACGTCCTTGAGCCGCTGGATCTTGGCCGCTCCCACGGACAGCTTCGGATTGGGCTGCTCCACGATCTTCCCGAATGGCCCTTCGGTCACGATGCAGAACTCGGAGGCGAACTTCCAGTAGGAGCCCCAGACGCCGGGGTCCAGACAGTTGAGCTGCGCCCACAGGTCGGAGTTGTCCCGTCGTATCGGCGTTCCCGTCAGGAGATAAACCGAGGTGAACCTGCGAGAGGCGTGGCGCACAGCCTTCGACCTCTGGGAGTTTCGGTTGGAGATCCTGTGCGCCTCGTCCACGATCAGGGTGCCGAAGTGAGTGGTGTCCTTTCTCCGATGCATCTCTCGATCCCATATAGACGGGATGCCGTGACGGGTGAACTCCTCGTACCCGACGACGGACAGGGTGGCGGAGGCGTTCGGATACGATCCAACCGGAAGGGCCTTGTAAGGCTCCTCGATAATCTCCAGGTCAGGTCGCCAGAGCGTCGCCTGGGATTTCCAGTGATAGGTGAGATACTTTGGGCACACCACCACCACCGGACCCTCATCCGCCGCCAGGAGCGCCTGAGCCGTCTTGCCTACTCCCACACCGTCACCCAGGATGGCTCGACGGACGGTTCTCAGGAAGGCGATTCCTACTCTCTGGGGAGGGTCCAGACGGATTCCAGACACCTCCTCCGGTCCCTCCCAGTCGGAAGCCTGTCGGATCTTCGCCACCGTGGACAGACGCTGGCGCATGGAGATCAGAAACGCCTCCGTGTCCTCATCGGCAGCCTTCATGTCGGGGAAGACGCGAAGAAGGGTCGTGACCATCAGGAGCGAGGGGACGTAGGCCCATCCCTCGGCCAGATTTCTGACCTGCCTTCCACCCAGGGAGGCGTGAATGCTGTTGTCCCCTCCCTGGACCATCAGGGTGCCTGTCTTTAGGTTGAACCGTATGACCGGCAAAGAGGCTCATCCTCCTCCACTCACCGCTCGATCAGAGGCAGGTAGTCGTCGGCCCCCATGCCGAAGGTCCAAGCCACCGCCTCACGCGCTCTCGTCACATCGGCTGGCACACACAGGTGGAATGTGCGCTCGGTACTGGGGCATGACACCCGCACGAACTGGATGTGCTCGCCAACAACAGGATCGGGCTCACGGGTTCGCAGTAGCACGGCCTCCTGCATCATCTCCGGGTGTCCCCAGGATTCCTTGTGGATCTCCTCCAGATCCAGGAGGGAGACGAATCGATCAGTCCCGAGACGCTCCAGCGCCGCCCTTCGCACCTCGGCGTTCGTCACGCCCATCAGGTCCTCTCTAGTGATTGAATCGGGCGTCTCGATGAGTCGCTGGCCGAACTCGCCGCTTAGCCGGACGCCGTGCCACGCATAGATTCTCCATCCGTCGCGGAACTGAACGGCGGGGGCATCCTCACAGTGAGGGCGCTGGCGATCATTGTTCCCCCACGGCTCCATGCGGATAGCCTCGGGGCGCTCGCAGGCGACGCAGATTCCGTCTCGCGGATACCACCATCCGCACGACTGGCCGATCTCGTCCAGGATGTTGAGGCCGTCGGCGTCCTCCGGGTTGAATTCGACGCCGATCTCGGCGCAGAAGCGGTAGAACGCCACCCATGAGAGTTCCATCGAGCCCCACCACGGTGCCCACTGGGGTTCTATCGTGGAGGTCTCCAGCGAGTCCCCCAGTGAGGACCCCAGCGAGAACTCCAGCGAGGCCCTCAGCGAGGCCCACAGCGAGTCCCTCAGCGAGAACTCCAGCGAGTACCACAGCGAGTTCCCCAGCGAGTCCCTCAGCGATCCCTCCAGCGAGGACCTCAGCGAGGACCTCAGTGAGGACCCCAGCGAGGCACTCAGCGAGTCCCTCAGCGATCCCTCCAGCGATCCCTCCAGCGAGGCCCTCAGCGAGTCCCACAGCGAGGCACTCAGCGAGGACCACAGCGAGGACCACAGCGAGGCCCACAGCGAGTCCCTCAGCGAGAACTCCAGCGAGTACCACAGCGAGGCCCTCAGCGAGTCCCTCAGCGATCCCTCCAGCGATCCCCTCAGCGAGTCCCTCAGTAGGGGCTGCGACGAGGCACCGGCGGTCAGGATGTGGAGGAGGAGCGACGCTGTGAGTGGACTGTCTACCCATATCACCGGAACGGGATCTCGCCCGATGCGGCGATATGCTCGCGCTATGGCGGCCTCAGCCCGTGGGCGGTCGGCAGGATCGGTGGAGAGACCGTAGGCGAGGTACCGGGATCGGAACTCCAGCAGGGATCGTTCCTGTTCGGGTGTGAGGTGGTCGATCATCAGTCGGTCACCCGAGCGACGGCGGCGTCATACGGACGCCACTCGACCTGGTGCACCACCTGATAGTCTCCAGGCTCCAGAGTGAGAGGACCGTGCTCCTCGTGAGTCATGACGGCTCCATCCTCCGTGATGCGGAGGTACACCTCTCCGTCCTTAGCCTCTAGCACCACTCCTCCGGTGAGGACGTGGGCGTGGCCCGTCACCTCCCCCTCGGCGACGATACCGGACGGACGGGGCGTTGTCTGATCCGGGGCCGACTCGACACTGACGATAAGCAGGTCCCCGTGTCGATACATCTTGCGGATCATGGGATCACTCCTCTCTGAATCAAGCGGATCCTTCGCCGCCCTCCTGCACCCTAGGGCGATTCATCAGGCAGGTTGCTTAGAGTAATCCGGGACTACTCCGTGAACTCTCCATGGTAAAGGTCCACGGTCCCGGTGTGTGGCTCATGAGTCATCCTCCACTTCGTCTTCCCCGTCCTCCCAAGGTGAGGAGAGCCAAGTTGAATCCTCATCCTCATCCTCCTGGAGCGGGATCTCGCCCGACCGAGTGCCCTCCACGATGTCAGTGTGAGCCTGTAAAAGGCTGCCGTGATCGCTATCATACCCATGGGACTTAAAGTAGCGCTCGGCGAAGCTGATGATCTTTCCCTTTTCGTCCGTGGTGAAGACTATCGTCTCGGAGGTGCGGTCCCAACCGATCGGTACCGTGTGCGCGACTGTGGACACCATCGCGTTCTTTTCGGGAATCCACGTCTGAAGGAGATAGCTGATAGTCGGGTGGTTGGTGGGTCTGATCTCTCGGGTCACGTTCGGCTCGGGTATGTCGCCTTCATTCGCAATCTTCATCGCTCTGTCGCTCCCTTTCTGGATCCTGTCATCCCATGACACAACCCTGAATTCACGCCTCGCCTCCTTTCGGCGTGAAGATCCCCTGACTGTAGAGAGCGTGAGCACAGGCGTCCGCCATGTGCCGAGTCTTGAACTCGCTTCCGGTCAGGGCCTTGAGTCTAGACATACTATAGGCCCCAATCTGAGAGGAGGTCTGGTACTTGTAGGGGATCTCCAGAAGATGAAGGAACAGCGTGGACGTTCCCTCCGCTTGGATGGTCGCCACCCGCTCCTTGTTGATGAACTGAAAGTTGACTGCGCGCTCGACGACAGCACGGACGGGGAATCCGTCAGGCGGTCCCAGCCCGTGCTCCCGAAAGAGAGCGGCCAGCGTCGTCCAGACTTCCTTATCCCCCTGCGCTGTCGCTGTCCATAGGACCTCGGAACCTCGACACAGAGCGAACCCCGTCGTCTGTCCGGGATCGATCCCCAGAACAAGAGGCACCGCCTCACCGATCGCCCCTGGGTCCTGCTCCAGCATCAGCCGCAGGGCCGACTCCTTGAGTCGCTCATCTGTGACCGGAACCCCCTGGGTCTTCACCCGTACACGTCTCCTCTCCTCCGATGCCAGATCCCACAGGGTCAGAAGTCTCTCCGGGAAGATGGGCACCGCTCTTCGGATCCACCATCTCGATGAGGGGCTTCCACCCAGAAGGAGCGTGTCCCAGTCGCTGCGGACTCGGCGAAGCTCCTGCCTGACGATGAGAATCTCCGCTCTCCTCCGGTCGATGATGTCCACGAGAGATGCGGTGTCCACCCCCAGATTCTGACCCTCCCGCAGCCAGTCTCTCTGGTTTCTCAGGGTACGGTCCTGTACCCTGAGAATCTGTTTCTCCCTTTCAAGTATACCAGAAAACGCCGCATCCTCAACCGTCACTGACCCGAAGATCGAGACGACGGACAGCGCCCGCTTTCTGGAGAGGGACACGAAGGCGGGTCGAACCGGGAGATCGGCGTACACCCGATAGATCTCCCCCTCTGATATGACCGCCCCATCTCTACGCACATGAGCTATCTGCCACGCTAACAATCTGCTCCACCAGCCTAACACCCTCGTCGATCACGTCTCTGGGGATCTTACCGTAGGCCGACTCGATACGCCAAAACACACCGTACTCGGCTCGGAAGTGGGCTCCCCCGCTCACGATGTTGGGTTGCGACACGATGTACAGACCGTTTTCGCTTCCTGTCAGACCCTCAACGACAGGAGGGTACACGGTGTCCACCAGAATTCCTGACCCCTGCCGTAGATCCAGCCACCGCACCGCTGTGGGAGTCAGCTTGTCGCCCCAGATAGGCGACTCCATCGTTCCGAGGATCTGGAGAGAGGGCGACTTCCGATGCAGGGCGGACCCGACCATCGGGCCGAAGGCGTCTCGCATCATCTTCGGGTTTCCCAGGCAGAGCACTCTCATGTTTTGTCCCCCTTTCGTGCATCCTCCGTAACCTCCATCATCCACCCCCCGGAGCCTGTGCGTCGGTATATCCCCACCTTCCCCTGAAGGAGCAGTCGGGAGGAGGCCAGGAAGTCCTGCAAATCCTGAAGGCCGTCGAACGCCACCCACCCCATCTCCGCCAGATCTCGCTGGGCCTGCGCCATCTGATTCGCTGTCATGCCTCCGTCCCCTTCCCGCAGCGAAAGTCCCTTATCAGAATCTCTAAAGACAGACGGGCGCTCTCCCTACGGAGCCACAGGACCGACTCCACCAGCGGGTCGCTGTGATCGGCGATGGCCCACGTCTCCTTCGCCTGCATGTATCGGCTCTGCGCCTCCTGAATCAGATCGATCGGGTCCTTCCTCGTCATCCCGTTCAGATCAGCGGACATTCCATTCCACCTCCTCACATCCACTTCCAACCGTGTAACTCGCCCTGGATTCGGTCGTCTTCGTCCTGTGCTATCAAAACACACTCTCCTTCCGACGTGTCACGGAGAAGGTATGAAGATCGGGGTTCCATAGGGAATGACAGACGCTATCCGAAGGAACTCGTCATACGTTCCAGAGCACGGACAGATCCCCCAGAAAACTGGGAAGTCCGGGTTGCGATCCTCCCAGGTGCAGAGCCCATCTGTCAGGATCAGGAGCACATCAGGCTTCATCCCCTCCTTCTCCAGCCATTCGAACACGGGTTCGTAGTCCGTGCCCCCTCCTCCTTTGAAGAAGGACGCCAGCTCGTCAGGATCGAATCCCTCCCGCCAGCTCGCCACCGTCTTCGTGTGCACGGCGGCGTCGAAGGAGAGAAGCGTCGCCTCCGTGCGGTACATGGAGAGAACGCTGAACATCTCAGTGAAGAACCGAGCGAGCGTGTCGTCGAGCACTGACCCGGAGTTGTCCACGGCGATGCAGATTCTGAGAGTCTCCTCATCCGACAGGTCAGGCCACCAGAACTCCTCCCTGTGGAGGAACCGCCGATCCCATGAGAGAGGATCGTACTCGTTTCGGTCCCTCGTCAGGTAGGGAAGAAGCACCGACTGCCAGGAGACTGCCGGGGTGAGGCGGCGCTTCACGATGCGTCGGAATCCCAGGGGGTCGTAGCCCCTCTTCGGACTTCCCTCCTCAGCCATCTCCTGCTGGAGAGCGGCGCTCTGAAGGCGGTCGCTCCAGTCATCCGAGGAGGTGCCTTCCCCGTCAGGATCCTCCCACTCATGGGAGTCTCTCTGAGGAATCGCTCCCAGACCGAGTCCCCCCATGTTTCCCTCCAGAAGCCGATACATCTCCTCCTCCGTCTGTACGGACGGGTCGAAGAGAGGAACTCCGAGGGCCTCCCGCAACGCCCCGGCAATCGCCTTCACGTCGGGGACCCGAGGGCGGCTCTTGCCCTGCATCGTCAGCCAGAGAGCATGTTCAGCCTCCAGCTGCCATGCGGCGAGATCCGCAGCCGTCCTCCATGCCGTCTCGTCAGGAAGCCCTCTCCTCCTGGCGGGGTGGGCGAGAGCGGCGTGAAGAATCTGCTCCATGACGATCCCAGTCAGCTCGTCGCTCGTCATGCGAATGATCCCGTTCTCATACAGGATCACCCGGTCCCCCGTCTGGATGCCCCCGACCGGATGCGTTCCGTCCGAGGATGTGATCGGACACTCCCCAGGGTAGACCTCGAAGTTCAGATAGGTGACAAGGCTTCGGAAGAAGGGCGAGTCCACGACGATTCTCAGGATCGCCTCCTCCAGCTTGGTCTCCCCTACGGACTTAGGCATGCCTTCTCATCTCAATCACTCCCCGAGAGGATCTGAGCGCTGTGTCGAAGTAGACGAAATCGCATCGGCGCTGGCGGATCAGACTGCGGGAGAAGTCCTGCAGCTCGCCGATCTTGCTGTAGAGCACGTACTCCGCTCTGGCACGGCTGTCGCTGATCTGTGAGACGGCTCTCCAGGGCGGCGGCTGGCTCACGTCCTCCAGAAAGTTGTCCGCCTGACGGATGTAGAGCCGAAGCCGATAGAGCCATGTGTCCACATCGCCCCTGTAAGCCCCCAGCGATGACCGACGAAGGGGCACCACCCACGGGATGTTCAGCATTGAAATGGCGTCGTCGAAGCCCTCCATAGACTGCCAGTCCCGAAACGCCACTCCCTGCCCCTCATCCCACCATCCTCCTCCGATGTCTTCGGGGAGGCAGACAAGAACACTCATTTCGAGCTACTCCCCTCGAACCGAAGCAAAGCTTCCCGGTGCTCTTGCGCCCATTGGGTGAACGGAGCGCTCATGATCACCTGTCTGCGCTTCTCCCCATCGTCCTTCGTCAGAATGGTCACGTCCCGGAAGAACAGGGTCTGGAGAGCGATGTTCAGGTGCTCCAACACCCACTCCGCGATGTGGTCCGATTCCTTCTCCGGCAGTTTCTGCGTGTACGTGGGAGCCAGCACCCCCTCCAGGGCGTAGAGCGCCCCCGGATCCGATGTCACGACTCCCGCCGACACACCCTGCTTGGCGATGGCGTCCGCCCACGAGGAAAGTCCGGTGATCGAGTTGAAGGCGCAGAACTCGCGCCCCGTCTCGTTGCCGACCGCCCCCTGAACCAGATCCAGAGGTGCCTTGTCCCCAGGGCGGATTCCGTAGAGCAACAGGATCTTCGAGAGAGACTCCCAGGAGCGGGGCGATGGCCATCCCTGGATGTCCCCCTTGGCGTCCGGCATCTTCAGGAGATGCTCCGGCCGGAATCGCAGATAGGAGGAGATGGACGGGTGCAGTCCGTTGGCGAGGGCGTATTCTGCAAAGGCGTCCACGTCCGGGCGAATGGTGAGGTGAAGAGCGAACCGATTGGCGAGCGGCGCTGTCAGACGAGAGACGGCGGCCAGGGACTCAATGGGGTTTGCCGCCGCCACGATCACCGTGTCGTCGCGGAATCTGATCGGTCCTGACTTGCGCTCCCAGACGATCTCCAGACCCGCGTTCATCGAGGCCGCCGGTGCGGTCGTGAGTTCGTCCAGCAGAACGAGGTACCGGTCCTTCGACAGGTTATAAAACATCTCCGTAGGCGTCCACCGAACGAACTCGCTGTCTCCGTCCTGCACGAAGCGGGGGATCCCCGCAAGATCGACGGGGTTGTGCGAGACGAGGCGGATGTCCAGCAGCCCTTTGAACCTCTTGTCCTCCGGCAGTTCCCGATTTGCCTCCTCGATCACCTGATGGCAGATCGCCGTCTTGCCGATGCCGGGAAGAGACCACAGCGCCACCGAGATTTCGGGCTCCTGAATCGCTACTTTGCGAAGCACCTCCTTCGCCTCCGAGATCGTGACTGTCGCTCTGTCATCAATGTTCATCCTCGGAACCTCCCCATGCTCAATTCTTGTTGGACTGGTCTAGATGGTTGGGACGGTAGACGCGATTCAGCGCCAGAATCAGCCGAAACCTCTTGTCAGGGTCCATCCGCTCGAAAGTGGAGAGGATGCCCAGCTCTGCCAAGCCCATCTCTTTCAGAAACCTGTCCCCATCTTGGGATTCCAGGAGCATCTTCGCTTCGCTCGGGAACAGACGCCGAAGGCAGACGTAGGACTGTGTAAGGTCTTTGCCCTCCACCTGAAATTCGGCTCGGTACAGGCTCTTTTCCCCAGGATCATCAACACTCTCCCAACACCCATCTAGAATATCTCCCTCGGTTATCTCCTCTTCAACAACCCACGATCCGTCGTGAGTAACAAACCCCCGATCGTACTTGTTGGCTCCGAGTCGGACGGAGAGCCAAATCAGTATGAAATCGGGCAGAGTCATATCCACACGAGATCGTATCGTTAGAGGATGGATGATCGGGAGGCAGCGTCTCTCCCCGAAGGGCCATACGTCCTCGGGCAGAAGAAGATAGGATTTCTTCACAATCTTCATCCGCTCCACCTCCCTTGGTCATCCTGATTCTACTACAACGAAGTCTCCCTGCGTAGAACCTTCTCAACCTCAATTCGCTCCAGCGACTGTCTTCTTCGGTCTCCTTGGGGGACCTCCCATCCATCGGACCCTTGCACATACAGTCGGCGGCACAGATGACAGTGGAAGGACCTCCTCCCGACCCTACCCAGGTGCTGTCCGTCGCTCGGGCACAGAAACCCGTCGCCATCAGGCACAGGATCGGGCGGCTGGATCGGGTCCCTCACGCCCTTGCCGGTGGGGCAGAACAGGAAGGGCGGATGCCCTTCCCGCTCCACGACTACCAGCGCTTGGAGGATGACATCGGGAGCGCCGCTGTCCCGGAGAATCTCAAGGAGAGCCTCACGCCTCTGGCGCAGCTCCTCCAGACTTCCGTAGATTCGGGTGTAGCGAGGCGGGTCAGCCCAATGATGCACAAGTCTCGTGTATCGGACGGGCAGGTGAGCCATCTCACATCTCCTCGTCTTCGAGATCCTCGTCTTCCTCGTCTTCGAGTGACTCCTCGTCGATGACATATCCGTAGTCAGCGCACTCCCCGCAGACTCGGTACACCATAGTCTCGTATGCGGGAGATCCCCAGAACTGCCCACGGTACTCTGACGATTCAATGGTATAGACCGTATCTCTGATAGACTCGCCGCAGATGTCACAAATCATCACGTCGCCTCCTCTCCGAAAAGTGAACTCCCCCTCTGAACCTAGAGGGGGAATCCATAGAGTTGTCTACGCCATCCAGAAGGGCTTAATCGGGAGAACAAGCGCCTTCACCGAACCGGAGGTGATTTGGATCGGGCTGGTGGGTCCTATCTGACTCCACTCCAGATTGTCCAGGGATTCCAGGGCGTCCGCCAGGAAATTGGGATTCAGGCAGATCCATCCCTCGCTCTCGAACTGCTCCTTCGCGACATCTTCGACCGACACCGCGATGTCGCCGTCCGCCACACGGACGCAGACCTTGGGGTGCTTGCGATCCTCCACGAACGCCTTCGTGAGACGAAGCTTCTTCAACGCGTTCTTCCGAACGGCGTCCGGCACCACTCCTCTGCTCTCGTAGGGCTTGTCAAACAGTCGCTCGCTCTGCGGGAAGACTCCTTCCCTGTAGACGCTCCAGGCGGTGCTGCCTTCCGTTCTGACGATCATGTGATGATCCGTCAGGAAGACCGTCGCCGTCTCGCCCCCATGCATGATCACCTTTGTGAGACGGCTCCAATCCGAGACCACCTTGTCGATCCTGCCCGGAGTCTTCGCAACCTCCTCGGCTCCTGCCAGAATGCTGACGAGTCGGAAATTGTCGCTGGCCTCGACGTGTACCTGACCGTTTTCGACGACGACGTGAACACCCGCCAGCACCGGAAGCGCATACTCCTTCCTGCTCTGCTGATAGCGTTGGGTGATCTTCCCGATGCGATCCCACTCCTCAGAGCGGATCGTCATGGAAGGAGGTGTATCACACTCGGGCTGTTTCCAGAAGGTCCCCTCCGGGGCCTTAGTTTTGCACTGGAAGGTACCAAGATCGTTCAACACCTCCAGAGCGTCTTCGAGGGTACGAATCATCACGCCCCCGGTCTTGGGGATGACGGATCGGAACTGCTCTGCTGTCACCAGCACCTCGATGTCCTTTGAGACACGGGCCGGAATTGTGATGGTGGCTCCACAGTCCCCGTTCGTGGCGCTCAGGCTCAGAGCGGTGCGATTCTCGTTCGACTTGATGAGGATGCACTCCATCTCGTCAATGTAGGTGCGGCTATCGACAAGGGGCTTCAGGGCGTCCAGCGCCTTTCTCAAAGCAGACGCCTCCACGGCGATGGGCACTTCGGCAACAGAAACTGACAATGGTGGAACCTCCTTTGACTCTTTTGATCCGAAACTGGATGGCACAGAACCTGTTCCATCTTCACTCTATCACCTATCGCCTCCCCAAAAAAAGAGCGCCTCCGGATGTCTCACAGGAGGCGCTTCACGGAATCTGTCACTCATACTCGCGTGCCCACAAGAGACGCGTAGGCCGAAACAAGGTCCATCCTTCGTCAGGATCCGTGCCCACCTCCTCGCCCTCGAAAAGAGCCAGCACTGGGAGCCAGTCGTAAGTAGACCCTCGGATGCCCATCTCTAGGGCCTCATCTGCATCGTCGCCCTCGGCGATGGCGCAAAGGCCGGGCAGGAAGTGCGCGTAGGCCGGAGCATCCTCAAGCCTACATCTCGCACAGCGGCGGTCGTTATCCCCGCTCAGGGGCGGGACTTCCTCCGCCTCACAGAGGGGCGGCACAAGGCCGTCCTCCGCCCAGTCTTGCAGGACGTGGGCACACATTCCATACGCACTCCAAGAGCGCACGCTACGCCCCCGTTCCAGTGACGCTTGGGCGGCGTCAACGGAAGGTTCCCGTCGGACGAAAAAGGCACGCCTCACAACAGCGCCTCCTCGACCATCCGCGTGAGAATGTCGTTGAGGCGAGAACGTTCTGCCTCAAACTCCTCCCCCCGAAACCCCTCCAAAACCGAGCTGACCGCCTCAAAAGCCGCCGACTCAGCCGCCAAATCCGCCGCCCAAACCGCCGCCTTAGCCGCCGCCTTAGCCGCCCTAGACGCGCTAGCTTTCCTATCCACCCGCCAATCCGCCTCAGCCGCCTCCCTAGCCGCCGCCTTAGCCGCTGAGAATTCCCTGTCATTATCATCGCCAGACAGCCAACGCCTTTTCAAAGCGATGACATTCCAAGAGCGTTTGTCAGTAACCCCCGCCTTTTGCAGGGCTTCCTCCGCCACCACGCAGGCAAACTCATGGAGAATTTTGGTCGCGTCCACCATTGCCAGCACCTCTCGGTCGGTGGCGACGATTTTGTCTGATCCCTTGATGATCTCGCCACTCATGCGAACTCGGCACGCGACTGGACTAAACGACGTGTAGCGCAGGGCGTCGAGCAGCCTGAGTGATGCGTGAAGCTCGCGCTCGCCCATGATCACAGGGGGGTTCACGTGCATACGGCTCCCCACCGTGACGGTTTGCCCGTCGCGTGTGACGCCGCCTTTTCGTAGAAAGTGCCATGCAAGTAGCGGCTGGGACTGGAAATTGGACATTTTGATCTCCTCCTTTGCGGGTATCCCGCGACTCCCCTTGCGGGGAGTTTCGCCCTTCCGGGCTCGTCAGGCGTGGCGTGAGTTTAGCAGTACATTGAGGCCATCCAACAAAAGGGCATCACGCTTCGGTCCGCTCCGCACCGCTTGAGCGGCGCAGGAGGCAGCTTTGTAGGCGGCGACGGACGCAGCATACATGTCGGCGGCGGCGGCGGGGGGCGTAGCAAATGTGTCGGCGGCGTGGGCGGCGGCGGAGCAGGCAGCTCTGTGGACGGCTTCGCCCCGGGCGGAAAGGCCGAAGGAGCCTCTGTATCTCGCTTCTTCGATGGCCGCCCATGCGCTCTGTATGTCTACGATGGGGGGAGCAGAGAAGACTATTGCCACCCGCCTCATGGCCCAATCAGCAATGCGGAAGGGCCGCCCCGGATCATCGGCCAACTTCGGAGCCTGGACGATTTCCGGGTTCCGCTCTTTCCACCGAGAATGCGCCACCGATGAGGACTTTTTCCACGCGTGACGACAATAAGCCGCCACGTCCTCCGGCACTCCAATCAAGTTCAAGTAAAGTTCGGAATACTGGAACTGGGTCATCCTGATCTCCTCCTTCTTTCGGATCAGCGGGTATCCCGCGACTCCCCTGCCCACTCATCCCCGGAATCGCCCATAAGGCGCACAGTACCCTGATCGCCAACCTGCCGTGCGCACTCTCCACAGACTGGCTCTTCTCTGGATACACCCAGGAAGAGCGGATCGTGCCATGTCACGATGTGTGTGGCGGCGTTGTCCTGACCGGCCCTGGAGCACACGGCGCACTCGGTACGGATCATATCTATCTCCTCCTTCTTCTTCTTGTCGTTTACCGACGCGTTCGAGGACCGGACAGCTCCATGATGCGATCCATCACATCGAGGTAGATCGCAGCCGCCATGGCGTCGCTCTGATGAGCAGCCGCCCGCACGGAAGCCACAGTCACCCTTTCGAGGAACGGCCCCGACTGTACGGTGGCGATTCCACCTTGGACGCCCAGAACGTGGACCCCAATGTCCGCCAAGCGACGGTACGCCTGCGTCTCCCAGGGACCTTCCTCGCGGAACCCCTGATTTGCGTTCACGGTGCGTTCTGCTCCGCAGTCGGCGCACCGCTCAGTAATTTGGACTCCCCCGTGAGCACGAGGCTCTTCATCGAGGACGCCCAAGGGGCCCACGAAGGCCTCCTCCCGCACGATTCGGATGCTAGGGTGCTGACACTTCATCCTGATCTCCTCCTCCTCAATCTTGCGGGTATCCCGCGACTCCCCTTGCGGGGAGTTTCGGCCTTCCGGCCTCGTCAGGCGGGAAGGCCTAGCAGTACGCCGAGGCCCTCCAGGAAGAGGGCGTCACGCTCCAGGGAGCGCCGCACCGCGTGAGCGGCAGAGGAGGCAGCTCTGTAGGCGGCGACGGACGCAGCATACATGTCGGCGGCGGCGGCGGGGGGCGTAGCAAATGTGTCGGCGGCGTGGGCGGCGGCGGAGCGGACGTCGGTGTAGACGGCTTCGGCAGAGGCGGAAGGGGCGAAGGAGGCGGCGTAGTCTGCTTTTTCGCGGGCCGCCCGTGCGGTCGCCGCGTCCATGATGGGCGCGCACCTAACTCCCGCCACCTCCCTCACCGCCCAGTCGGCGATCCGATAAGGCCGATTGGGATCATCAGCGAGGGCAGGGGCCTGGATGATTTCCGGGATCCTATCAATCCACATCGAATACGCCGCCGGTGAGGACCTTTTCCACGCGAGGCGGCAGTAGGCCGCCACGTCCTCCGGCGCTCCACTAAGGTCAAATTGGGACTTGGACTTGGGCATCTCGATCTCCTCCTTTTGTGGTGCCCTATGATCCTCTCTTCCTTTGCGGCGCTCACTCAAATGTGACAGTCCACTCCCACAGCGATGCACTCTCGATGCTGCGAGAGGATTTTTCGCACCTCGTCCGGCCAGTCGTCTCTGAGATTGAGAGGCGGACCGAACCATCTCATGGACCCTCTCTCGTGCCACTCTCCATCTGGCGTGATCAGGGCGAACGGAATGATCTCTAGTTCCAGCATGATCGGAACCGGGACTCTGTTGTCCTCGATGCGAACCACGTCCGGCCTGATCCGTCGTCCGGTTATCTCCCCGTTGAACTGCCCTCCTATCTCCCAACAGTCCCACTTGCTCCGTGGGTTTTGGGTCGTCACGTAGACTCCGCTCCCGTGACACTGAGAGCATCCGGCTTCTGGGACGTTCCGCAGAGGATGCTGGAGAAGCGCCTGCTCCTTTGCCTGATCGAACTCGGACATCCATTTGTGATGCTCCAGTAGCGCTTCCGTGCTACAGGCCCACAGAGGGTCCTCCTCCATCTTCCCTCTATGAGAATTCCAGAACGCCTCATCCAGATTCTCATAGACGCCGATCGTCTTCGCCAGTTCCGCAAGCACGTCTGCACGTGCCTTGGATCCGACGCACCAGCATCGCTTCTCGTAGGGATCAACCTCGATCCCCTCGTCGAACGGAGCGAGAAGGTTTCTTGTCTCCTCCTCGCTTCCCGACCGGGAGATCACCGCCGTCAGAAAATGACTCACACAACCATGCTCCTCTCATCCAAAAGTATCAGTCACGGGACTGCGTTTCTAGAATCACCTCCTCCTTAAATAGAAAGGGGAGGACCGAAGTCCTCCCCTCCCTGTCTCGAAACCATCGTCTCAGTCAGACCTAGGAGACCACCGCTTCCGCCGCATGTGACTCTGCGGCTGCACGAAGCTCTCTCGCCGCCTTCTCCAACATCTCAGCGGCGGCCTCCCACTGTGGACAATCAATGAACACATCCACTGATCCTCGATCACTCTCCATCCTTACGACGGCGAAGATCTCTGGGTCTGGGAAGAAGACGGTCTTGACGCTGGTGGGGTTAAACAAACTCACCTTCATCTCTGTCACCTCCCTTCAGAAAAATGAGAAGCCCCGCCCGAGTTTCGAGCGAGGCTTCTTCTGGAACGTAGAGACTAGAGACTCGTCTAGTCGCTTGGGTTTTTCTCCACCAAACAAAGAACGGGAGGGAGCATTCTCTGCCCCCTCCCGTGTCCCTGGGAGGTGAAAGGGGGAAACCCCCTCAAAAAAAAGAGAGCCCCCGGAGAAAACTCCGGGGGCTATCGCCTGACTTGGGATGTCAGGCGTCCGACAGAATGAACGAAATGTCCTCATCTGTCAGGGATACGGACTCTCCTTCCTCGTCCTCCTTTGAGACGAAGAAGGTGCCCAGGATATGATGGCCATCCGGGCAGAGCACCATCGAAGCGATGTCTCGTCCCAGAAGTCTGGTGTAAGGGTTGGGAGGAAGGTTCTCTGCGAGCCCATCTTCGTTGCAGTAGAGGGTGTAACCCTCTGGCAGAAGAGAGACGGCCTCGAAGAACCCCCCTACGATCTTCTGCATCTCCTTCCAGTCGTTCGCGATCTTTTCCTCCCGAACCCCACTCCCATCCTGCGGAAAGACCAGAACACGGATCTTCTCCATGGGATCACCTCCAAAAAAAGTGAGGAAGATGACCGAAAAGTCTCCTTGTCCTGGGCGTGCATCATGAACCAACTGTGGACGGCGTTAGCCTTCCGCCAGTACGCCACCTCGTCGAAGAGTGTAGCGTAGGAGTAGGAGCCGCTCTCGAAATCTCATCTCCCTTCCAAAAATACAGAGAGGGAGAGCATAGTAAAATGCCCTCCCTCTCTACTCACACATGGGGATCAGTGAAGGAGCGGGCGGAACTCTTCCGGCAGGTGTTCAGTCAGCCCGTTCTTATCCCAATCCCACCCGTAGAACCCCCAGCAGGAATCCACCTCCTCTCCGTCTTCGTAGGCGATGAACCCGTATACCTCTCCGTTAAGGTAGTGGCTGTACGTCTCCACCTCACTTTCCAAGAGGCTTTGGGCTCTCTCTCGAATCTTCTTGGTGATTTGCTTGACCATGTAACTCTCCCGGATCTTCTCGGGGGTGGCGTACACGAATCCTACGCATCCCCAGTCCCACCCGTGAGAGTCGATCTCGGAGAATCCCCTTGTCTGCATCACCACGCCCGAGTGATCGTAGAGGTAAAGAGGAAGTACGAGACTTCCCTTCGGGAGCGCTCGAATCCTCTCGTTCATCTCCTCCGCGGAGGAGACCTGCTCGTTCCCCAGTATGTATCGCCTATGACCACACACCATCGTTCCCAGATTCGAGAACTCAGTTTGGGGGTTTGGGGGGAACTCGTCGTAGAGAATCAGGAGTCGTCGGTGGCCTTCCTCGAACTCGTAAACCACATTATCCATGGAACATCACCTCCAAAAAAAGAGGAGAGGGTTGAAACCCTCTCCTCTTGTGCTCACTTTTGGCGCTTCTTTCTTCGGTGAGTCAGCGCATTTTCCAGCGCCGACAGGAAATATGCTCCGATCACGATGACCGCCAAAAGCACGAAATACGCTTCCACGGAAGCGTAAACCTGCATCTCTGTCACAATTTCACCTCCAAAAAAAGAGGATCCTGGGAGGGGCAACCTCCCAGGATCCTCACGAGGTTCCCTAGCCGAGAGCGTCCCAAGCCTCCGTCCCCGGCTTGACGAAGGTGGCGTCTTCCCGGCGGATCCAGAAACTGCTGGATCCGCTCCCACACAGGAGGGCGGGAACGCCGCCGACCGCGCCCTCCCCGAAGACGATGAATCTGCCGCCCTTGAAAACCACATAGCGCGGTTTTTCGTGAGCGGGGTTGAATAGAGACACGATGATTGGTCTCCTTTTCGGAGTGGGTCTCAAGATGCTATCCATCCATTTCACCTCCACAAAAAACGAAGCCTCGGAGATCGAATTCTCCGAGGCTTCGTTTTTTGTGGAGGTGGGGCTAGGCGTATACCGCCTAGCGCGTAGATGTTTCGCCAAGGACTGGTACCGCCTCGGTGAGATCCGGCTCACCATCGAGCGCTCCTAACGCTCCTAGTGCATAACGGAGGGCTCCTACGTGGCGCGCGTACACGGGAACGTCCGTGTACGCGACGTAGATCAGGCGGGACGAGGAGCCGACGCGGGCGGCGAGGGCGAGCCCCTCTGGTCGGTACACGGCGATGTATGCCGTCCCCGAGGGCATCACTGCCCATCGGAGGCGGCCGGTGGCGGTGCGATGGATGTGCATCGCACCCCCACGCCAATAAGGGACAAGATCGGGAAACCGAATGCCCGTAATGGCTTCCGGGTCCTGCCAGGAAGGAGTGTAGCCTCTTCCTTTACATGTAATCTCGATCTTGCCCGCCAGATTCCAGGCGGACAGACCGTCCTTCGGAAAGGACGGGTTTCGCCCGAGGATGCTTGCCCACTCGTGCCCGTGGGCGAGGCCCAGGGCGTGGGTGGCCGTGATCTGCGGCTCTGGTAGCCACGGATCCCATGTGGGGTCATATCGACGCTCTATCCGCGTCGGTATGACCCAGGGATCCTCTTCGATGGCGTGGGGATAAGCACCCCACGCCCCGTTCCGGGACGAGGTGACATAGACGGCCTTGCCGTCTACGTCCTGACGAGAATACCTCTCCATTTTCTCACCTCCAAAAAAAAGAGAACCCTCGAAGTTGCAATCCCTTCGAGGGTTTCTCTAACCAAGAGTCGGATTTTAGAAGGTGCTGTAGAGGTTTTTGTGAATCTCCTCCCAGTTGATTTTATCCCAATAGACGAATGCGTCGTCGATCATGTCGGCGACCCAATCGCCATGCGACGAACCGACTGACTTCTTCCACAGGTCTGCCACGTATCTGCGGAAGTCTTCCCACAGATCCTCGACATATTCCTGAAGACTGTCGGGATCGGGAGCAACCTCTATGTCAGGAACTCTCCCCGGCTCATCTGTGAGCCAGAGATCTACGGCCCAGGTCTCGCGATTCGTCCAGCCATTGTACGACATGGACATCACCTCCAAAAAAAAGAGGAATCCCGAAGAATTCGTTCTTCGGGATTCCAGAGCAACCGAAGGCGTCAGAATCCTAGACGGACCATACTTGCCACATATGCCGTGGGAAGTTGTAGTCTTATCTCCTGCTCCTTTTCTCTCTGGGCGATTGCCCAGAGAAGCATTTCCGAAAGTTCCTCCTTCGTCAGAAGGAGGCTGTTACCGCCCCTGGTAGTGAGTTGAAATTTCTCACCAACGGCGGATATGGTCCCCAATGAGCATGATCCCAGTGTCTTCGTCATACGGCATCCCTCCCAAAAAAAGGAGGATCCCTGAGATTCCGTCTCAGGGATCCTCTGCAGGATACGGGAGAGGGAGCAGAGGCTACTCCTCTGCTTCCTCCTCCTCCTCTTCCTCATCAGCGTCGTCAGCGTCAGCCGCATCGCGGCCTTCGCTGACGGGCCGGCCTTCTGCAATGGCCTTTTCGAACAGCTCCCGAAGGAGCTGCCGGTTTTCTCCTGACTGCCGGTGCACGGCCCAACCTGCGGCCGTGACCTTACGGACGACGGCGTCCCAGGACCCGGACGCCAGTCTGTCCTTGGCTCTCGCGAGAGCCCCCGGCTTGGTATAGATCAACCACGTCGATGCCGTCGACGATGCCGCCAACGTGAGGACGTCTTGTAGGGAATCCCCGTCAGGCTGGGGATCCCCTACGAGTGAGGTTAGGACGACTTCCTCTCGGGCTTCGAGAAGCGCCCGGAGGAGCGTCGTTCCGGTCACGCCGTAAGCTTCCTTCGTCCCCCGAGTGGGGAGCGGAAGGAAACCCTGGGGGCCTATGGGGAAAGAGCCCATAGGCCGGTAGGTGTAACTGATGAGGGACTTCCAGGGCCTTTTAGCGGGATCATGCCCGCTTCTGGCCTCTAGCGTTGCAGGCTTAGCCTGCATACTGTCGATCTTCGTTGGAGACGGCTCAGTAGCCGTTGGCGTACTGAGCCTAGGCGTCTCTGACGCTTTACCCTGCATCTTCATCTTGGCCATATCTTGTCCCCTCCCAGGGAAATTGGATCTAAACGGATCTAGCGTCGTTGGATCAGAACTGAATCTGCGTCGCTCCCTTCAATTCTCAACCTCCCTCTCTGGATTCTGCCCCCAGCAACAGAGGGACCGCAGGACCGACTCCTGCTAAGGTCAGTCTACACCCTGCCCACCGCCGATGTCAACCCCCAATTTGCCCCTAGCCTGCCCAGTCCGCTACCCCGGCGGCACCCTCACCGTGCCCCCGGCGGCACCCTCACCGTGCCCCCGGCGGCACCCTCACCGTGCCCCCGGCGGCACCCTCACCGTGCCCCCGGCGGCACCCACCGTCAGCGTATACGATAGCGCAGTCGCCTATTGCGCACTCGCCCGTATACCCAATACGCCTACATGCGCCCACTTGAGCCTATTGGGGAGTCTATTGTGGCGTCTATTGCGCTTCTATTGGGCCTATTGGGGAGTCTACTAGTACCCCCCCCTTTCCGCATTATGCTTCCAGATGATGGATGGCCGCAGGCGGTGACAATAGGGGAGAGGCTACTCCACCACCACCGCGATGATGTCGGGGTATTCCTAAACACCCTATAGTGAGTCAGAAGGCGAGAGAAGAGAGGGATCGCTCCCTCTCCCCTCTTAACCCCCATAACCGAGGAGACGTGGGCTTCCCATCTCCACTGAAACATCCCGAAGATCACACGTCAAGATCCCGCTCATCCGAAACCCCGGCCCGCAGCGCCCCCGGTGCGCCTCCTTTATGACAAAAGAACCTATAGTGGGTCTCTCTATATTGATTCCCTCTTGAAATCCCTCAACCCCCTCCCTTGAGAGTGAGTTTAAAAAATATATACACTCCCCCAAAATGCATTATACATTACAAAAAGTCAATGTCAAGAGGGGCTGGGGTAGAAGATGCAGACTGTGTTAGGGTGGTGATGGATGAAAGAGGAGGTGTTCTGAGTGAATGACGATGACGGAGCGGGTCGCACATGGGATGCGGCGGTCGTCGGCGGGATCTTCGGGTGGCTACTTGTGAGATGGCTGAGACAGCGGTCGTTTCGGAAGCGAGTGGAGAGCCGGGTCAGGATCATAAGAATCCTGGAGTCGGACTTCGCCGGGTCGGAGCTGCCACCGGAGGAGTTCGGGGCGTTCACCAGGAAGTACTTCGAGAAGAACCCCGACATCGTGGCGGAATTGAGACGGACTGGGCTCGGAGACGACTTCTTCGGGCCGTTCATGGCCGGGGTCTACGACGGGCTCTCCGAGGACGAGATCCAGCCGATCGTGCACCCCATGGTCTCCAGATACTGATCGAGAGGAGGGGTTCGCTTGAGGGTGCATATCGTGGTCTGCCCTTTGTGGTCCGACGCCATTCTGCTGCCTGATGCCATCGGGTGCCAGGGATTCCACGAGAGGACGGGTGGGAGAGGGTACCACGCCGTTTTCCTGGAGAGCGTTTATCAGACACCGAGGAGTCTTCTGCCGGAGTACCTGTCTCCGATGGAACTGAACGCCTTCGATAAGCAGACGATAATGCTGATGTCACTCCCCCGCAGAATGGACGCCTACTGCGCTCCAGCGGTGGCGTACCCTTCTGTGGGGGACCACCTCTTCGTGGAGCTGTCTGGCCTAGGATGGTCAACCAGCCGTCTCAAAAGAGCGAGGGGTATGGTGGAGGGCTTCGGTTGGGGGCTGACCTTCAGCGGTGTCACCCACCGGCAGGACCCCCTCCCTAGCGCCCTGCCCAAGTGGACATACCCTGCCTGGCGAGTCTGCATGCTGGCCGGAGACGGCGATCGCTCGCCGAGAATCCCGGAGGAGGTGTGGAAGGCTCTCGGGGACAGCGAACTGTTTGGGGAGCTGTGCCTGCGAAGACTGGGGGCGGATCCCGACCCGCGTCTCTACGGGGACAAAGCGATAAATGCATGGCCTGGTGTGAAACACCTTGTCTCCATCGGTACTCAGACACTCACCATGATCTGATCCTCTCTGTTTTGTCTGTGCAGGATCTATGCGGTGTACTTTAGTCTCAGGAGGTTATTGGATTGCAGCTGCTGACGAATATCGATCTAGATCGGTTCGAGGAGAAATGCCCGGATGTCAGGGCGGAGGCGGCTTTCATGCAGGATATGCAGAATGCCGCCCGAACGCTCTTCGGACCTGACGGGATCGCCGTGAAGGTTAAATTTGACGGGGATCTCGACCTGTATACCAGGCATAACTGGGTTTTCCGCTCTGTGCCGCCAGATGAGCCGTGGCTGTCTCTCGCCCCGTATCTGGGACTTCCCTCTCTTAGGGTGGTCTACAAGAATTTTCTGGAGAAACGGAGGCTTCTCCGGTCGAATGACCACCATTTTGACATCGCTCATACCGCCGAGCTGATGGAAGACCCTGACACGGGCTCATTCAAGCTCTTCGTTTTCAAGCCACACCAGAAGTCATTGACTGGGGACTACCCAGCGGACATCATCATCCTGGCTCCATCGGTCTCCGCCATTGACAGGATCGCGTCCCAGTCCGCTGAATTCGCCCGGAGATGGAGCGCAGATCACACAGGCATGTACGTCTGGAATAACGGAGATCACAGTTATCAGGAGATCGACCTGATTTCAAAGGAGGATGTCATCCTGCCCGACAGTACGCTGGAGGACGTGGGGCGGTCTCTGGATCTCTTCTTCAACCACCCGGAGATCTATACCGAGTACAACATCCCCTATAAGCGGGGGGTGTTGCTGGCAGGTCCTCCCGGCAACGGCAAGACCACCCTTCTCCGCCTCATCGCCTCCAAGTACCCGGCGGTGAGCAAGGTCTACTGGACCATATCCGCCAACACCACGGAGGAGGATATGCGTGAGAACTTTGCCTTCGTCGTCTCCAAGGCCCCGTCGATGCTGTTCATCGAGGATCTGGAGTCTATTCAGCAGTGCCCGAAGGTTTCCAGGACCTCGTTCCTGAATCAGCTCGACGGGCTCACGTCGAAGAAGGGCGTCTATCTCATCGGAACTACCAACTACCCCGAGCAGATCGACCCGGCTCTGGTGGGGCGCGTGGGGAGGTTCGACCGACTCATCACCGTGGGAATGCCGGATGTGAAGATGCGCCTCCGCTATCTGGAGAGGATCTTGGATTACAGACTTTTCTCCCAGAGTGACATTCGGAGCATCGCGGAGATGACGGATGGCCTCTCGCTCGCCGATCTCAACGAAATCCGCCTGGAGGCCGTCACCCGCAAGGTTCTGGGGGACGGTTGCTCCCTGGATGAGGTTAAGGAGCTTATCAGGTCTCTCAGAGAGGCCAGAAAGGCGTCTCCCTCTCCTGAGTGGGGCACCCGCTACCATGCCGCCGGACTTGGATTCTCTTCCCCCGAAATCCCCGGCGAGAAAACTGTCGCCAAAAGGATCGTTACCTGATGGGAACGGCGACTGGCCGCCGAGGCCGGGAGCGCAGAGTCGCTCCACATATGACCGACGCGCAGCTCAAGGCGTATCTGAAGGCTCTTCTTGATGAGGGTCACGCCCACGCTCAGATCGGCAGAATGCTGGGATGCAGCCCCCAGCACGCCACTCGCATCATCCATCGTCTCGGGCTTCGGAAGCCGACGCCTGCGGTTCGGATGAGCGCTCCGGTCGGATTTCTGAGGCTTCTTGTGCGAGCTCGCCGGGATCGCTCCGGGGAGGACATCATGAAGACGATCTCGGATCTCATCGAATCCATCCACGATATGTCCAGGTCGGAGCGGGCCAGCGGTCTGGAGCCTGACATCGAGTGGACCTTCGAGACCCTGAGCAGACGAAAGTGGGGGGGATAACGGTGGTCGGATTTCGCTCCAAGCGGGTTTGTATTCATGTCCCGGAGCACTTCGTTCACCGATGGAACACCAGAGTCGTCGGTCCAGGGAAGCCCGCATGGTCAGAGGACAGGATTCGGGAGGCGGTCAGGGTCGCCATGTCCTCGACCTCCAGGGTCGTTCTGCGCCGGGGTCAGAATGGTGAGCAGAGCTTCGCTCTCACGCTGTTTCGGCATCACGCCAAGGTCATCATCCAGCCGACGATGCGGGGCTGGCGACTTATGACCTGTTGGTCCCTGAACACGAGACACTCCCACCCTACCGAGGCTGCGGCCCCGGCGGTCGAGGAGGTCGAATAGTTGTTCTCGATCTACCTGGCGGGTCCCATCTCCGGTCTGACCCCAGAGGAGTCCTCCGGCTGGCGGAGGCGGGTGACAGAGGATCTGCGCGGGCGATTCTACGTGTTCGACCCGACCGACAGCCACCCGGAGCGATTCGTCGAGGGGAAGCCCATTCCAGTCACATGGGACCTCAACGACTTCGAGCGTGACACATGGTGTCTGCGGCTGTCCGATTTCGTTCTGGTGAATCTGACAGGGGCGCGCTCCGTGTCGATAGGAACCGTCTGGGAAATCGGATTCTCCTACGCTCTCGGCAAGCGGGTGTTTCTGATCCCAGGGTCTCTTCACGATCATCTGTTTCTTCAGGAGTCGGCGGAGAGGATCTTCCGTGATCTCGACGAGTGCGTGACCTATCTGAAATCGCTTCAGCAGGAGTCCAACGCGTAGCTGGTTAAGGCGAAGTCTCTGAAGGGAAGAAAATTTTCCTCTGATTCGGTCTGAATCCTTGACATTCACTATAGACTGTTTAGAATGAGGGATTGCGGGTGGGAAAAAAAGGGTATGCCTGGGGAAAGAGAGAATTTGAAATCCCCGAGCGTGTTCAGCGCCGGTGGGCGGACCGGGGGCTTACCCGAATGGCGGGTGGCGGGTATACTGAGGAGTCGCAGAGGCTGCTTCCGTTTGCCGCCCGACTGTTCCGGCTGACGGGGGACGCCGACGAGGTGGTCCGTCTGGTGGGGCTCATGGGGTTGCCGGAGACCCGATGGGAGACTCTTCAGGCCGTGCTCTCCAAGTGCGAGAAGGCTATCGGGGATCTTATGCTGCTTCGGCATGATCTCCTGGGAATGGCGGACACTCCCTCTCCGTTTCCACCAGATGCCCTTATGCCCTCCCTGGCGGGAGAGATGTGGGGGTACGAAAGGAGCGAGAGCGAAGCGGACATGGAGGCGGAGATTCTGGCCCACGCGTGGCGGTCCAGGTTGTAGCGGACTCTAAAGCCTGTTTCTTTAGGATTGTTACGATGAAGGAGGAGTGCGTCGTGAAGAGAGGAACGAGAAAAGACATCACCGATTCCAGGAGAGTCGAGGAGACCTCCGCCGATCGCAAGCGTAGCTTCGATCGGCGGCGTGAGCGCCGGGTGACGGATAAGATCACCCCCCAGTACTTCTGGGTGGGAGAGGTCGCCACCCTGCTTGGGGTCTCCCCCACCTACATCCACCAGCTGGAACGCGAGGGGCTCGTGTCCCCGGTGAGGACTCGTGGCGGACACCGCCGCTACACCTGGAAGGACATCGAGACTCTTCGCACCTCGCTTTCGATTCCGTATGTGTCGGGGAAGGGAAGGGCTGTCGCCTACCTCAGAACGGCCTACGCCGCCCTGTCGCAGACCTCGAAGGAGGATCTCGCCGCCCAGAGGGCCTCGGTCACGGCCTATGCCGAGAAGCACGACAGCATCACGCTCTCCGACGAGGACATCTTCGAAGACTATGCCTACTCCTCCGACGTGATGCGCCGCACGGGGCTGCGGTCGGTGCTGGATGCCCTGTTCGACCCAGAGGTGAGCTATGTGCTGGTCACATCCGCCTCCCGCCTCAGCATGGTGGACCAGGGTCTCATCAGGGCGATCATCGAGGCGGCTGGCAAGCGCATCATCGAGACCGACCCTGATGAGCCCATCCTCACCACAGAGGTCGAGGAGGAGTTCAAGGGGCTTCTCTCGTGGCTCTTCGAGAGCGTCTTCAAACTCGATCTCAAGGTGCCGGGACAGGCGACCGGGGTCAAATCCCAGGTGGAGACGATTCTGAGCCGATTCGTCAGGTCCAGTCTTCCGAGAGTTCTGGGTTAGCCAAAGGTTGGAAAATTTAATATTGACCAATCTTGACTTTTCAGGAGGAAGGGGGTTACAATGCAACTAGCGTAAACGGGTCATACTCGGTGGGATTGTCATCGCCTATTCTCTTCGCGCCCTTCTCACGAGAAAACTTGAGATCGAGGAAGACGTAGCATGGCGCTTCGCCCAGGTGGGGCACCAGGACGGGTCCTCGGTGGAGATGGCTGTCATCGCTCTTGAGGGGGACCGAGAATACCAGACTGTCCTCCGCCAGATCGAAGAGCGCCGAAAGGGCGCTCTACAGAAAATCACCGAAGAATTCGCCGTTCCTGACAATGCAGGTTCGGAGGATCTCTGACATAGACGAAGGGAATGAGCGGTTCAGGTGCCCAGAATATGGGAGCAGATCACCGACGAGTCGAAGGCGCAGTATGAGCTTTTCGTTCTCTACCGCTCCCTGTCCCCTGAAGAGCGCTCCATAGAGCGTCTTTACGACACTGCTCCTCCTGATCTCAGGCTGCCGATCGAGAAGTTGCGTCGGCTGTCCGCCCGATACGACTGGGACAGCCGGGCCGAAGCGTTCGACGAGCAGGCCAGGCGTATGGCCCAAAAGGCTCGCGAAGAGGCCGTCAGACTGATGAACGAGCGGCACATCGACCTCGGGAAGATTCTCCAGGACAAAGCCAAGTCCGCTCTTCAGATCCTTGATCCTGCTGTCATCCCGGTGCCGGAGATCCGTCAGTTCGCCGCCGAGGGAGCCCGTCTGGAGAGGACGGCTCGCGGCGAGCCGGAGACGGTGGTCGAGACTCGTCAGGGGTCCACCGAGGCTCAGAGACAGGCCACCATAGAGACCATTCGACAGGCCATCGAGGAGTTCATGTTTGACACCGAGAGAGATAAGGGAGAATCTTCTTCAGCTGGACCCGCCGATTCGACGGGTGGTTCTCCAACAGCTTAACGACCACCCCGATCTCACCGATGAGGTTCTCGCCGCCCTGCCCAAGATCATTCGGGTCGAGGGGGGTCGTCATGATATTGAGAGGTTCGCCAGAACCTATCTCCCTCACATGATGGAGTCCCGAACCCCGGAATGGCACTTCCAGCTCGACCGACTGATCGAGCGCATGTACTCGGAGAACCGCCAGGGCGTCGTCGTGGCGGCCCCCCGAGGCTTCGGGAAGAGCACTCGCCTCGGCCAGTTCAGGGTTCTGCATTCGGCTCTTTACAGGAGACATCGGTTCATTCTGGTGATCTCCTCGACCGACGCGCAGGCCGAGATGCTTCTGCGCCCCATCAAGCAGGAGCTTGAGACGAGCCCGCTCATCCGCCAGGATTTCGGCAATCTCGTGGGCTCCGACTACGAGCCTCCTCAGACTTGGAACTCCACCACCCTGACATTGGCATGGCCGGACACGAGCCGTCCCGCCAAGAAGACGGTGCGGAACGAGCACCCCTATCTCAAGGACGCCACCATGATCGCCTCCAGAGGTGTCGGGGGTGCTTTACGGGGTCTGCGCTTCCAGCAGTATCGCCCCGATCTGGTCATCTGCCAGCCCGCCGGGGAAAAGGTTCTGACCCCTGACGAGATGAAGAACATCGAGGATGTCACGCCAGGGGACAGGGTTCGGACGCACACAGGGGTCTGGACTGAGGTTTCCCAGGTGCGGAGCCGTCTCTACACGGGGGATCTGATCTCCGTGTCGGTGGCGGGAGCCTTGAAGCCCCATCGCATGACGGCGGAGCACAAGGTATGGGCGATCCCCTGCACGGTCAAGACCTCCCCCGCACAGAACATCTACTCGTATCCGAGTGAACTCCCCAGGTGGATAGAGGCTAGAGACCTCAAGCCGCACGACTTGGTGGTGCATCCGGTCGATACGGAAGTTCTGGGAGCCACTGATGTGGAGAACCTCTTCATCGACATCTGTGGCGAGGAGGCAGTGAGATCTTCCGAAATCACGGAAACTGACACTGATAATCATATCGTCAACAGTCGATCTGCCCACCGCCCCTTCCGCCCGGATGAGGTTCAATTCGTTCACAACCCTGAGTTCTGGCGACTCGTGGGGTATTTTATCGGTGATGGCACATTTTCATCCAAGGACGAGCGCTGTGGGGTGGCCTTCTATTTCAGCAAAGCGGAACGACATCTCGCTCAGGATGTGTGCCGAATCTCAGAGAGACTGTGGGGGCACCACTCCACCCCCTTGCTGAACTCAGCCGGGAATCAATGGGTTGCTCATGTATCATACAGACCTCTGTTCTCATTTTTCAGGAGTCTGTATGTGGGAAGCCACCCAGCGATGAAGAACCTGCCCGTCTGGGCAGAGCGTCTGCCCGTGGAGTGCCAGAGGGAGTTTCTCTACGGATACTTCCAATCTGATGGTCACAAAGTCAAGAAACGCCTAGGCTCTTACTCCCCGACTATTGTTTCGGTAAGTCTTCCTCTCTTGGAACGGGTCCAGCGAATGGCTTGGCGGCTCGGTGTCACCTCATCTATTCGGTGGTTGCGTAAGGAGCCAAAGTCGTCAGTCATCTGTGGCCGACTTTGCGTTTCCAGAGTGGCATACGATATTCACTTTGGGACGGAGTTTTACGCATCGGTATTGAGGGAGCCTTACCAGACGGTCTCAGGTCGCCGAAATCGGCCGAGGCAGTGGATCTCGGACGGGAAGGTGTTTGCCACCGTTTCGGAAGTGACGAGCGAGCCTGTCACGGATCTTCCGGTCTATAACTTCACCGTCGAACATGAGGATCACTCTTACGTCGGGCTACACATCGCCACTCATAATTGCGACGACACCGAGATTCGGGAGAACGTGGCGACCCCGGAGCAGAGGGCGAAGATCTGGGAGTGGTTCACCTCCGAGATCATCCCGATGATCGATCCTGTTCATGGAAAGCTCATCGTGATCGGGACGATCCTCCACTCCAACTCGCTTCTCACAAAACTCCTGTCTGACGAGAATCATTACCTGACCGCCACTTACCGAGCCATCAACCCGGACGGGACCTCGCTCTGGCCTGAGCGATTCACGGTGGAGCGCCTGGAGGAAATCAAGGCCACTGTCGGACCCAGGGCCTTCGCCCAGGAGTACATGAACATTCCGTTCGCCACAGATGCACAGGTGTTCAAGCCCGAGTGGTTCAGACCCTACGGGGTCGGAGACGTGCGGTTCGATGAGAACAGCAGACGGTGGACCTTCCAGGGCCGACCGCTCCGAGTGTTTCAGGCCATCGACCCGGCGATCTCGGACTCAATGGACGCCGACTATTTCGCCGCCTGTACCATCGGCGTCACGGACGACCGGGATGTGATCCTGATGGATGTACAGGCCAGGAGAGGTATGGACTTTCCCTCGCAGGTCGCCTTCGTCAAGGATTATTACCTGGACTTCCGCCCGCTCAGGGTCGGGATTGAGGAGGTCGCCTACCAGAGGGCTCTGCGCCAGCAGATTCTGCGGGAGGCTTCCATCCCGATCAAGGCCGTCAAGCAGGAGACCAAAGTCCACAAGCAGCAGCGGATCATCGCCTTGGATGTCCATCTCGCCAACGGAAAGTTCTTCATCCGAGCGGCCTCGGATGGGGAGCCGGGCGTCGATGACCCGTCGGGGACGCTCAGATGGCGCATTCACAGAGACTTCTTCCCGTTCTTCGATCAGGCCGTCAAATACCCCACGGAAGAGCATGAGGACATGCTTGATGCCCTGGAGATGGCCATGAGGATCGCAGGAATATCACTTATGTCCACGCCCGGCCACGCGTCGTCTCAGGAAGGAGAGTCGAGCCGTGCCGTCATCGTTTGAAGAATCCAAGCTGCTCAAGGGCTCCGGGGCCATCGATCTCAATACCGTCAGGATCGCTGGCATCCAGGAGAACGTCAAGACGCTCGGGCGAGCCGTCGTCGAGCTTCAGGAGAAGTATGACACGGTCGTGTCTGATCTCAAGGCGGTCGCTCGCATGTCGAACACCCAGGGAACTCTTCTACTTCTGCTCGGGGTGACTCCCGAGGAGATCCAGCAGGTGTCCAGTCGGATCGCCGAGGCCGAGGATTCCAACGATGACGGCATCGACAGCTTTCCGCCCGAGGTGGGGTTTGTGCGACGGGCCGAGGTCGGAGTTCCGATCATGCGCCTGACGCTGGCTCTGACCGCCCTTGAAAACCTCCTCAAGACCCACCTGAACGTGTCGGACGAGGAGATCAAGGACGCTCTGGAAGAGGCCGCTCAGTCCATGCAGAAGGCGGTGGAGAGCGACGGCGCAGTTCAGGAGACCGCTTTACAGTCGGGCGCTGGCGATGATGAACGCCCCGGAGATTTGGCAGCCGGTTGACTCCCCGTTCGAGTTCATCTGCGACGACTGTCAGCAGACGAGGGACGGACGGCGCTTTGTGAAATCGCACCCGGCGTCCGCCTTCAGAGCCATCCGAACGATCTGCGGGGACTGCCACGCCAAGATGCTGGAGCGCAGACGGATCGAGCGCGCAGGGGGCATTCCGCCGGATATGCCGAGAAAGAGGAACGTCTGATATGGCGCTAGTCATGGGGGCTTCGGGGGCCACCCTCGACATCCCCGACCCCAACCCCAGATTTCCAGCTCAGAATCTCGTTCTGACCACGTTTCTGGGCAGTCAGGAGCGCTTCGTCGGCGTGGTTCCCTCCGTGGTCTTTGACGAGTCGGAGGATTTCATGGAGGCGCTGTGTACCTTCATGCGCGACGAGGGCTGGACCTCTGTCAAGGTTTATTGCATGACCCATACCGTGCTGCCTGATGGGCAGATCATCGAGGTCGGTTAGAATGCTGACTCATGTGCTTTTCGCGTCCGACGCCCCTGATCCCGAGAAGGACTGTTTCTGCAAGGGAAAGGCGTCGATCGCCTGCGAGGCCAGAGGGTGCCCGCACTGCAAGCGGATTCTGGTCGAAGGCAACCTTCTCAAGAGCGAGACGGGCGAAGAGATCTCCGACAGCCGTCTCATCAAGAGCGCCCGACGCATGATCAAGTGATCCCTTGAAACTTTGGAGGTGCTGAGAGGGTGGCTGGATTCACCTTCCCGGCTCCCACCACCCGGTTAGGATCTGACGTTCCGGGATTCCTGAAGTCCGAGTCGGGGCTTCTCATTCCGCAGGACGCCGCCATCACCGTTCTGGAGAAGGCCAGGAAACTCAATCGGCTGTCGGCGGGGCTCTTCTTCTCTGACTGGGCTCGGATGTCCGGCTATAATTCCACCGGGGCTATGGAGAAGCCCGATGACGAGGTCGGATACTCCTTCCTTCGGGACAGCTACACCCACTCTGAGATCGATCAGCTCATAATCAACCGAAGGATCATGCAGATGCGGCAACTGGCCGCTCGGTGTGTGAACCCGGACTCCGCCCCAGGCTGGCGGGTGGTCCACGAGAGGTATGATGACCCGAACTACACCGTTACGGAGTCGGACGAGCGCAGATGCCGAGAGGTTGAGGAGATCATCCGTCATCCGGCCTCCTCTCCTATGGTGCGGAGCCTGTACCCGTCTGGGTTCGAGTCCATCCTGACGATCGCCACCCGAGAGGATCTGACGATCGACCGCAAGGTCTTCATCCTGGCCAGGGATCGGCGGGGACGAGTCAGGGACTACTGGATGGTGGACGGAGCCACGATTCTTCCGATCGTTCAGGTTCTCTATCCCTTCATGAAAAAGGATCTCAAGGACGAGGACGCCCTTCGCAACCCCTGGTCCATCCCCACGGACAAGTGGCTATACGCAGCCGAGAGGTTCTCCGAGGATGAGGAGCGAAACCCTCATCACATCGACCTGACTCGGTACGCCTATGTCCAGGAGGTCGATGCCACCATCACCGCCGCCTGGACGGAGGACGAGATCTCGGTCGATGTGCGCCAGCCGTCCACCTGGATCAACAAGCTTCCCTACGGGCAGGGGTCGCTCCTTCAACAGTCGCTGTCCCTGACGGCCGCCTGGGTGAACGAGTGGCAGTATAACATGGAGCTTTTCCGCACCAATATTCCAGAGAACATCGTCGCCCTCTTCGGCGACTACGACCCGAACGGCCTGGAGTCCGCGAAGCGAATGCTGTTCAGTGAGGCGGGACCCGGATCGTGGCATCGGACGGTCTTCCTTCCTGCCGATCCTGACTACAAGATCCAGGTCGATAAGCTCAGGGCCACGCCGCAGGAGGCCCAGTTCCTGGATCTCATGAAGCTCACGACGCTTCTGAAGCTCCATGTCTACGGGATGAACCCCAAGTATGTGGACATCACGGGCGTCCAACAGAAGCGGATGGCGGCTTTCTCCATGCGATCCCCCGGCAGAAGCCGGGCGGAGGATGAGCTGGACGAGTATTCCGACATCGGGGCTCGCTCTCTCATCCAGGGTATCGCCGACTGGATCGACCGATCCATCGTCAAGAGCTGGTATCCAGACCTCAAGTTCATCTTCGACGGCTTCAAGCGCCAGTCAGAGCGCGAGCGCATCGAGCTGACGGCTATGAAGGTCGATAAATACATGACCATCAACGAGGCCAGAGAGATCGAGAATCTTCAGCCGCTCCCCTCCGGGATCGGGGACTACCCGCTGACGATCGCCACGGCGCTCCTGAAGTCGGAGGCCGATCTGATCGAGGCAGAGTCCGAGCGGGCCGTCATGATGGGAGAGGCCCCAGGCTCTGAGGGAGCCGGATCGGGAAAGCCCGATCAGGGACCGGACGGCAAGTTTCATGGCAGAAAGCCGGGAGCCGAGGCCAGGAAGCCCTCTGGAGGGTTGGGCCGACCGGAGAAGGACGCCACGGAGCCTGGGGAGTCGCGAAGGGTGCGAGACCGAGCGAAACGGGATGTCCGTCGCAAGACCGGATATGTCGGAGAACCCCGTGAGATGGTCCGCAGGATTCTCACGGAGCAGCTCGACCGGGATACCAAGAATCCCCCCAACCCCGCTAGAGCGCGGGAGAACTACCGTAGAAGAGGAAAAGTCTGATGCGAACCGGACTTCTGATCGACAAGGGACGAAAGACACCGGAGATCTCTCCCGTCGGGGAGACGGCGGCCCAGCAGAACGCCTCCTTCATCGGGTGGTACAGATCCCGTGAGATGACGGATGCCATGCACGGGGACGCCCCTGAGAAGCATCGGGACTACGGGGACGGGATGGATCGCGACATCCGCCACGCCTCCGCAGGGCTCAGGGTCGGGGTGTCGGCACGAGGCGGATCGACCGCCAGAGTTCCGTTTGACCTCTCAGGAGAGCGGTTCGTCCTTGAGGTTCCCCTTCGGGAGGGACAGCCCGCTGGGTACGCCAAGATCACCGATAGGCACGGGCGGATTCTCTATCGGGTCCTTCGAGAGGGAGGAACCGTTCGAGCCCTTGTGGACGAGTTCGCCGACTTCTACCTCGGCCTCTACCCCACTGAGGACCAGCCCGCCGACACGGATGCCGAGGCGCAGATTCGCACCATGAACGAGGAGGATGGATGGTCCCTCGCATACCCGGACGAGGATGGATCACCCAATCCCAGGGTGCGTATGGGGGTCAGGGTAGCAGGCGTCTAGAAAATCTTCCCCGTTATTTTGAAGATTGTCTCAGACATCGTTTGAAGGAGCGTGACATCTCACATTATGGGCCAGCCGAAAATTGCTTCGGTTCCCTCGTTCGATCTTCATGGAAACTGGGAGTCCCCTGACGATTCGGACGTGCCCAGACCGAGCTTGGCCAAGTCGTTCGCCCGATTCATCGCTCGCAACGAGGCGTCGATCCAGGCTATGGTTCCGGGCGGCGTGTCCCCGGAGGACGCCCCCTACGCTCATTACCCCGGAGACCCTTCGGCTCGATGCAGGAGACTTTCTGGGGAAGGCTGATCGTTCCGTCAGAAGAGGAGGATCGATGCGCCACAGAAGACGATGATTGCTGGTTCGCTGCCGGATTACAGCGATCTCCCCGGAGTAGGACTGGGCGAAGCCAGGATTATATATTTCCTGAGATGGCTGACATCTTCCAATTACAGACAGAAGACGCGCCAGATGAGGGATCTGCACAGAGCTGTCGAGACCATCGAGCGCCAGACCCGAGACGGACTGCCCAGAGACGAGCAGGCTTGGTGGGACCGTCGAAGTTCTTGGGAGCGCGACCCTCTGTGACGGCCATAAGACACCCTAGGCTCAAGTCGTAGTGACGCTGGGCATTCCGCGCATCAGTCTGGATCGAGGATTCATCGGAAGGGGCGTGAGGAGCATCGAATTTAGAGATTTTTACAGGAGTTGTCGGTACACCGGCTTCCGAGGGTGGCTCAGGAAGGCTGGCAACGAAGAGGTGTGGCGCAGGGCCATGGAGATCACCAACTCTCTCCTTCGCCACGCCCGCGAGAGCGAGGCGGTCATGGCCGACGCCCGAACCGCCGAGGACTGGGAAGAGGTCAATCGTAATAAGGAGCACGAGTACGGCTCCAAGGAGACCTTCGCCGACCCTGAGCACCATTCCTACCCGCTGACCGAAGGGGGAAAGCCCTCCAGGGAGCGGATCATTCATGCATGGGACTACATCAACGTCAGGCGCAACGCCGACAAGTACAGCGACCACGGAGCCGCTGTGAAGCGTCGTATCAAGGCTTTTGCCTCCAAGCACGGCATCGAGCTTCACGAGGGGACGAAGAAGGGGATCGGCGTAGATCTGCCGGATGGCATGAGGGCATCTCGTGAGGAGAAGTCCGAGCATGCCGAGCGGGGGGCCTTCCCCGGTCAGCAGCTTGAGGACGTGGTGTAGACGTTCGGAAAGGTCGTCCTCCTGAACGTCCTGGGTCTGACGGGGAAGACGACTCTCGACTGGACTGATGGGGCGACTGTCGGACGGTATGCAACCTCCTACGGGGACCGCCCGGTTGTCCTGGACTTCACAGGCGTCACTCAGACAGGCCAGCCGTTCTGGGACTCGTTCATGTCGTATATGACTATGGCCGCCAAGGTCCTCCGATTCGGCTCCTATGTGCGATTCCGCAATATCACCCAGTCCGACATGGAAACTCTCACCGCTCTTTACCCGACGCACCGAATCTACCAGTCTTGAAGGGGAGACATCCAAATCACCTCCCTTCAGATACTCGTGGACAACGACGAGTATTCTATCTATTCCCCAAATTACAAGGACGTGACGGCGACCTGTCTCATCCAGGGAGCCGAAGCTGGCGACACCTTCGCTCTCTCCCTCGTCCGCATGGACGGATACGGGATCGTGTGGACCACGAACGTCACCCTGTCGGCTGGGCAGACCACCTACACGCAGGTCATCCCTCTCTCCGACTGCACGGACGTGGACGGGATCAACGTCGCTCGGCACGGTCTCTATCAGGTGCAGGCCGCAGGCGCGACCGGGATCTCCGGGACCGTCGCCTCCCCCACCTTTCGCGTCTCGGTCGTGACGACCGATGAGATGCGAAGCGTGTGGCTGAACGGCGTGAACCTGTGGTCCACGTCCCAGGTGGGCGTCGTTCGACAGCCTCAGATCGTCACCGGCGTCACGGTGGAGCGTGTGCCGGACTACCATCTGAAGGGCGTCTACACCCTCGTCTACAAGGCGAACCCTCAGACGCTCTCCTGGAACGGCGGAGCCACTGTGACGGTTCCGGCAGGCGTCTCCCGTCTGTCTCTTCTGGACGCGTCGAACGAGCAGTTCATCGAGGTCAAGACGGTTTCGCAACTCATGCCAGCCGCCGACACTCAGGAGAACCTCATCGTGGACGATCTCCCGATAACGACCGAGACGGTTCAGCGTCTCCTGGACTATGGGCAGAACGGTGTCGAGCAGAAGATCTGGTTCTTCGCCGAGCCGACTTATGTGGCTACGGACCCGAACACCCTGGCGCAGGGACCGGAGACGAACGTTCTCACCGGATGGGCGGATGTGACGGCCATCCCCGTCTCGTACTACCGCCCCAAGGATTTCATGCGCTGGATGTCCGTGCAGATGCCGTACAAGCGCCTCGTCAAGGTCCATAACCTGACTGGGTACTTCAACTCGACCCTCACGCTGGACATCACGCTCGACTGGATCGTGTGGAATGAGATGAACGGCGAGCTGGAGCTGGTCCCTTCCAACGGAGCCATCGTGACATGGCAGTTCTATGAGTCCGCCATGCTTCAGTTTCTGTTCATCTACAACCACATTCCGTCCTTCTGGCACTACTGGATCACATCGGGTCTCAGGACGCTCGACGGGGACTACGCCATCGTTCGGGAGGCCATCGCCAAGCGAGGGGCTCTCGATCTCATCAAGCAGGCGGGGCTCTCCTACGCCGGGGGCGCGAAGTCTCGCAGGATCTCCAGAGATCAGGTGGTGGAGGACGTGGCCTTCGAGGAGGGATTTCCAGGAGCCTCGCTCGCCAGAGAGTATCGGCGATGGCTGTACGGTGACGATCAGGGCCGCAACTCGAACCTGATCGCCATTCGCAAGCGTTTCGGCGGCCTGACCGCCACCGTTCTGTGAGATGTCCCGGATGCGGGAGACCGATGACCTCGTTCCCTATTACGGTGAATGTGATGCAGGGAGAGGACGGTCGCCCAGGGTCGCCCACCTCCGTGCTGACGGAGAACGCCAAGCGGGGCCTCTTTCTCATCGATGTCCCGGCGGTGTGGTGCTCCTTCTGCCGTGAGGTCGCGATCAGCCCCTCGGTGGCCGAAACCATCACTTACGCCCGATCCACCCTTGTACCCCTGAAGGGGTCCATGAGCCTTCACTTTGAGGAGGCTTTCCGACGAATGAAAAACGACAAAGAGGTGAATTGATTGCCGATCACAAACGGCCAGCGTCTGATGCTCGACCGTCACCCGGCCCCCAGATCCTTCGCCGATGCTCATGTAGGGGACATCCTCTACGATCTGACGAACGGATCGACCTCGGGAACGGGTCTTCTCGCAGGGGCGACATCAGGGGCGATCATCCGCACGGGAACGGTCACGGGGACGACGAACGCCACCGCCGGTACGACCGTCACCGTCACGTCCGAAACGGGCGGTCTCGTCACGACTGCTGCGAATGCCGTCCTGTTCTCCGTCCAGGGCAATGCCTATGTCGCCGATGGGGGAGTCAGCGTGGCGAGCGGAGAGGTGACTTTCACGGTCGCCTCGACTGCCGCCAGTCAGAACTTCACCATTGTGTTCGCGTACTAGGAGGTCACTCGCTTGGAGACCCGTGAGCGATTCACCCTCACCGTGCCGCTCTACGGGGCTCCTCTCTCGAAGTCCCAAGCCGCTCCAGCCGAGGACATCCCGGAGGAGCTTCGGGAGTGGGTCTTCTACGGCATCGCCTCCACGGAGGATCGGGACATCCAAGGCGAGGTTGTGGTCCAGAAGGGGATCGACTTTCGACCCTTCCTGGCATCGGGCTACTTCAACTGGAACCACTCTCATAACCCGGAAGACCAAGTGGCCGCTCCGCTCAGAGCGGAGATCACAGACGGACCAGCCCTCTTCATCCAAGGTGTTCTCTACCCGCATGTCGAGCGGGCGAGGGCCATCAGAGACCTGATGCGCTCCATGTCGGAGGTCACAGAGGCGGGCGGACCCGTCAGAAAGTTGGGTCTCTCCGTCGAGGGCGAGAAGATCGTTCTGGACGGCTACCGGATCGAGAAGTGTGTGATCGACATGATCGCCTTCACTCACGAGCCGGTCAACCCCTTCACATGGACCGATCTTGTCAAGTCAATGACCAAATCCCTCGTCGGATTCCCTATGTCCAGCGCCATGACGACTTCAGACACGGCGCTCCTCAATCAAAATCTCGACGCAGGTGTCACCGACCTCATCTGGGGAGAATGCCACGAAGGTCACTACAACCCGTCCACCAAGCGTTTCAGGGGAGGCGTCCAGGGTGCTCTGAACCACATGATCTCCTGTCGTGGGTATGAGCCGCAGGCCGCCGCCAACATCCTGAAACTGATCTATCACGGAATCTACGCCTAAACGGTATGAAAGGAGATTGGAATTTGGACCTCAATAAGGAGCTGGACGCCGAGGTGAACGGCACCAAGGACGAGGCGCTCTCGGCTCTTGCCAAGTCCGTACTGGCCCTCGTGAAGTCCCACCGAGGCCAGGTTGACCCCGCAGCTCCCCGTCACGTTGACGAGGGAGGCGAAGCGGACAGGAGCGTTCGATGGGAGGGCACGTCAGGAGAGCCCCGAGACACCGAGGACGAACACGCCCAGGCCGCCGCCGAGCGCCGGGTCGAGCACGCCAACAAGGCCCGACGCGAGGACAACGGCGAGGATGAGGAGGAGAAGTCCCGCCGTCACAGAGAGGGCGAGAAGATGTTCGAGTCCCGCCAGGACGAGGGCGACGACGGCGAGGATGAGAGGCGCACGGACAAGAGCCTCCATGACGAGACCTGCAAGTGCGCCGAGTGCATGAAGGCCCGCAAGTCCCGCAAGGGGCATGAGGACGCCGCCGAGCGCGCCATCGACGAGAGTCAGCGCGCCTACATCTACGACGACGACTGGAACAAGGACGACGAGGATCTCCACGGCCACTTCGAGGACCCGGCTGAGGAGGACGCCCCCGGTTCCGGCGACGACAAGACCATTATCACCAACATGGGTCGTCGTGTCCGTTCCAGCGCTGACGCCAAGGAGGGTCGAAAGAAGAGCTTGCGTGAAGCGTTCTATCGAGACATCGCCAAGTCCAAGGAGACAGCGGCCATCGTGGATGCCTCCGACGCCCTCGCACATCTCACCGATGTGCTGGGTGCTCATCTCGACGGCGTTCAGGGTCTCATCAAGAGCCTGAACGAGCGTCTCGATCAGGTTGAGAAGGTCCAGAAGGCACAGTCCGGCGTTCTGGTCGAGATGGCGAAGAGTCGAGACAGCGAGGTCGCTAACCAGCCTATGGCCGGGATTGGAATGTTCCCTGCCGTAACCAAGTCCAATGCCACCGCCAAGACCGAGAAGGCCCCGATCTCGGATAATATCATCCGCAAGGCCCTCTACAACGGTATGGTCCGAGGGATCGTATCCCCCGACGCCGTTGCCGAGTTCGACGCCTTCAGGATGCAGAACTACTCGGCCAGGGAATGGGTCGAATCCACCCTCACGCCCGAGCAGATCACCGCTCTCAACATTCCGGTTGAGTAGGAAAATTGCATACCATACAAGGAGGAAATGAATTGGATGCTCTGAACGTCCCCTCGGGCAACGGCGTAATGGCCGACATTGGCTCCAGCCGTGACAACAACCCGTATCGGGGCGTGGCGGCCAGTCAGAACGCCCGGATGAACAAGGCGCTCGCTCTGGAGGCCGCCTCTGACTTCACGCGCGCCGGTGCGGCCACGGACATCGATCCCGCAACCGGGCGAGTTATCCCGCGCACCTACGACGCCGTGCTCAAGAAGGCCAACGCCGTCTGGGCTCGCCGTCTCACCGGGGATCGCCATCTCATCGCCTACGAGGAAGCGCTCTACCAGTCCAACCCTGGGTTCTGGAACCTCATGGATGTCGCCTCCGGCAGACAGCCCGCAGGATCTCGCTTCGGAAAGTCGCTCGGATTCAATCAGAACCTCGGTCGGGAGTATTTCGGACCCACCTTCCAGGGAGACCAGACGCTCGCCGACCTCGCCAAGGCCATGGCAACCGAGAACATCGGCTCCGGCTATGGCGACGACACTCCCCTCCGACTTCAGAACCTGGACGCCACCATGACCTCTGTTCTGTTCGAGGCGCAGCACCTTGTCAAGTGGAACTGGTTTGAGCGAGTCCCCTCGATCCAGCCGCTCTACGAATGGGTGGACCGTCTCGCCTACGGTGACGACCGTGGATCGGCGGCCTTTATGGAAGGCGGCTCCCCGGCCGGTGGCACAGCACAGTTCAGCCGCAACCAGATCTACGTGAGATGGTTCGGTGTCCGGCGTGGTATCACCCACCAGATGGCGCTGACTGGACAGCTCGGCGGCGCGATGGTCGATCCCGTGAAGGAAGAGAACCGAGACGGCGCTCTTCAGCTCCTCTCCCGAATCGAGAAGAACTTCGTCTGGGGCGACCACAACATCCCCGACAACAGCGGAAACACCGTGAACTATGACGGCCTCGTGCTCGCTCTGGAGAACGGCACCCAGTATGTGGACGGCAACACCCAGAACCAGATGCCGAACTACTACACGGGTGGCCAGAACGTCATCGACCTCATGGGTGCTCCCCCTGACTTCCAGATCTTCGAGGGTATCGGTCGCATCCTGGCGGAGAGGGCCTTCCTCGTGGACTTCCGCAACGTCAGGGCGTTCATGTCGCCGAGTGTACTGGAAGACCTCGCGAAGATCAAGTTCGTTGAGGAGTATAAACCGCTTCTTCAGGAGCCGTATCGTGGGTTCTACTCTGGCGCTCCTCTCACGGGGCACCAGACGAACTTCGGGTTCATCCCCTTCACCTACGACATCTTCCTGAAGAGGGCGGGCTTCACCGACCAACCTCCTCTCGCCGCAGGTCAGCAGTCCCCCGCCACCCCGACTGTAGCGCTGCAGGCGGGAGCCCCCACGGGCGGCACCGTCTCCGACTTCGTAGGCACGAACGGCGCTGGGGCCTCTGACGCCGGGACTTATTACTACTGGGTCACGGCGGCCAACGACTCGGGCGAGTCGGTAGCCTCCGCTTCCCAGTCGGTAGTCGTCTCGGTCGGTCAGGTCGTCACTGCGACGATCACCCCCGGTAGCTCGAACGGCCAGCCGGTGACGAAGTATTTTATCTACCGCGGCACCGTCAACAACCCCTACGACTCAGCCACCGGATGCATTGCCATCGTGGCGGCCAACGGCTCAAATGCCGTGACCTATACGGATACGAACTCCTGGCGGCCTCAGCAGGGCATGATCCTGGTTCTGGAGCGTACTCCCTCGAACCTCGCCATCGCCCAGATGCTGCCGATGCTCAAGTGGCCTCTGGCGATCCAGAGCACCACGGTGGAGTGGCTCGTTCTGCTCTATCACGCACTCGTCGTCAAGGCTCCACAGCGGCTCTTCCTGGTGAAGAACATCGGTCGTCTCAACACCGCCGGTCTTCCTGGCGGAGTCGGCAACGTTCTCTAGCTGGCAGTTCCTTAGTGAGTACCCCAGGCGCAGATCCTTCCCTCTCGCCTCCTCTCGTGAGAGTCTGCGCCTTGGGGGAGGGCGGGTATGGGGATTCCATTTTGAAAGGAGAAAGTGCCTTGAAACTTCTGAAGAGCGCTCCGCCGCCTCGTCATCACGTCAGCCTTTCCGGTGCTCTGGAGGATGGTCGCAGGTTCATCGTGCGCTTCCGTCCCGACTTCACGGCTGTCGTTCATGACGAGATCGCCGAGTATCTGCTCCCTTTGACTGTGGGCTCAGTGGAACTCCTCGGCGAAGCGCCGGAGGGAGAAGAGGCCACCTCCAGCTTTATCGAGGAGAACACCATCTCCTTCGGTCCCAACAGCCCCTACGTCTCCGTCCCGTTCTCGAATAAACTCAACGTGATCGACTCCCCGGAGTTCCGTCCGACATTCACCGATCTTCCCGAGCCCTCCAGGACGGAGACTCCTAGGAAGAAGAAGATCCAGAAGAGGGCCGTCTAATTGTCAGAGAAGTACCCCGGCGTTCCCGGTCCTGATCTGGACGAGTACGGAGTCAACCATGCCCTCAACTATCAGATGTGGCGGCAGGCCGCAGATGCTTCTCCGAAAGGGTTCGCGCTGGCCTCCAATGTCAGCGTGGCTGGGGAGCAGGCACCTGTCCCGATCGGCCCCAATCGCTTCCACACCTTTGAGGTTTCAGGCAGCGCCACGTCCTTCGCCCTCACGATCTATGGCTCGATTCCGGGGTCGGGGGGCCAGTTCTATCCGCTCAACGTGACCGTGGTGTCAGGGACCGCCTCCAGTGGCTCCATCACAGCCATGGGGATCTACACGGTCGAGGCGATACTGGATCAGCTTCAGGTGGATGTCACATCCGTCTCCGGGGGCTTCGTCACGGTGAACGTCGTCTCAAAGAACTGACTTCTCTTGAACAACTCTAGAACGTTCGTGCGTTTCGCTCGTGAGTGGTTTCAGAGGCATTCCGAGGCGGTCACATGGTACAGGGGGATGTGGTGCTCCTGCACCTCTCAGGTGGACTCTCTCGGCAATCCCAACCCCATTCCAGACCCTTCCCAGGCCGATCCGACCTGCCAGGTCTGCGGAGGTCTGGGGTGGTTCGTGATGTCACCGCCGCAGACGATCCATGGAGTCATCTCCAAGTACGTTCAGGACAAGGACATGGAATCCCCAGGGTTCATCGACGACGGGACTCTTGTGTTCTCACAGCCTCCGGGGGTGGGGACTCGGCTTTCGGATCTCGACCTCATCATTCCTCAATGGCCTGACGGAGTGACCTATATGGGTCAGGACGTGGCGAGAGGTGCAGGGGTCTCCGACGACCTTCAGTATCAGGTCGCCAAGGTGATCTCCGTCACCCAGTCGGACCCGTCCACAGGGGCCGTGACGACCTACGACCCCTCCGACTACACGACATCCGGCAGACAGATCACCTGGATCGGAGCCTCTCCGGCTTTGGGGACTGTCTACTCGATCAAATACACGACCTTCTACGAGTACGTCTGCTACATCCCTCCGCAGGAGAGATTCGAGAGGGCCACCGACCTAGGGCAGAGAGTCATCCTCTGGAAGCGGCACATCAAATACCCGAACGCCCCGAATATTCTGGAGAGTTGAAGCCTTGGCGACCACTCGCTACATGCGAAATGTCTGGGTCCCCACCATGGAGGGATGGACGAAGGCCCGAAAGCCCGGCATCGGGGTGGGCTCCAGGTCCAAGAACGTCTCGCTCTATCTGAACCTCTATCGGGCGATGCTTCGACAATTCGCAAGAGAGGAGCTGTCTCCTGTCGATGAGATGGCGCTCAGGGCGTTTCTCGGGCCTTGGCAGGCCGTAGAGATCATTGAGAAGCCCAAGGTTCGGTACGGGACGAACGAGATCATCCAAAAGGGACGCGTCAGGCTTCACACCCTCTCAGGATACACCTGGGTCACTCCGCCGACGCCCGACAGAATCTATCGGAACAGCAAGGGCGAGGCCGTCGTCCTGCGAACGGTGTCGATGGCGCACTCCCCTGCGGGGTCCTGGATTTACCCTCCGAAGGTTTACGAGAAAAATATTGTTCGCACCTATCGAAACAGGACGGGAAAGGTTCGGGTGGCGACCACCGTCTTCAAGGTGAGCCCTCCGAGGGACCTCAAGCCCGATCTTCTTAAAGGGCGTCCTTACGTTTCGATCCCAGTGAAGCTCTCGCCCGACATGGTTGCCCGAGCGATGCACCTCAGCCCTCCCAAGCCTGATTTCGGACAGGTCATGCTCCCCCCACGCGGACGCGAGTCCACCATCGCCAAACTGGCTATGGTTCTGGAGCTTATGCAGAAGAAGCGAAAAAAGAGGAAGAAGTCATGATCTTTCCCGGTGAGCTTGTCGTGAAAGGCGCTCTGGACGCCGGGCTGTCTCTTCTTCAGGGAAATACGGCGTTCTACACGTCGGACATCTTCTCCCTCTTCACATCCGATGAACAGACGGCGATTCAGGCGTGGCTCTCGGCGGTCACGATCTCTCCTATGACAGCCCTTCCGCAGACGAACCTCCAGATGCCTCTCGTCGTGGTCCAGCTAGAATCGCAGGAGGAGATCCGAGACTCTCAGTGGATCTCCTCTCAGGGTGTCATGATTCTAGGTAGCCAAAGTCAGGGAACCGACGCTCAGAATATCCTGGCGACTCCCTTCCGCTCAGTGTATGCCGTGCATATTCAGACTCCCAATCAGAGAGAGCTTCTATGGCTTCAGATGATCCTGAAGTGGTGTCTTCTCATGGAGAGGGAGTGGATGGAAACCCAGATGGGTCTCATGAACGCTCAGATCTCCGCCTCGGGACTACTGCCCCTCGACGAGAGCACCACACGGGACACACCAACTCAGTATGAACGCGTCCTGGTCGTGACCGGGGATCATGTGGACTCCTATCAGTATTCTCCATCCTCAACCTATGTGACTTCGACAAGCGTGAGTCTGACGCCCCAATCCTTCACCTTCGGAGGCTGATTGACATAACTAAGAAGTCAGCGGAAGACCCCATCACCGAGACTGTGGCGGAGGAGTCTTCACCCTCAGTCGGAGAGCCCCGCGTCGAGGAAGCCCCGCAGACGGCGGAGGCTTCCAGAATAAGCGAGCCGATTGTTCCTCTCGATTTCTGGGCCTCGACCAATGCACTCCCAAAAGAGCGCTATATGATGGCGGCTTTTGTCATTCAGGAGATCGAAACAGGCATCCGGTCTCGAATGGCATCCGAGTACGCCAGTCGATACAGGGCGTTTAAGAAACAGTAATACCGATTTTGAGACTAAGCCGCGTCTGTACGCCCGCCGCTTCAGGTGAGACGAGGCACGGGTGAGAGACGCGGAGGGTAGGGGTCTGACCTTGTTAATCGGTCTCACCGAGGACCCCTCGCGGAGGCAGTGGATGGGGGCCTCCCCAGATTTGACGGAATCCTCACAAAGGATTTCAGGCTTTATCGAAACACGAAAGGGATGAATCCATGCCCATTTATGATCCGTACTCGGGCAGGTATCTGACGCAGCCCCAGGCGTCGGTCACAGTCACGAGCCAGCCTTCTGGGGCGTCGTCTGGGTCCGATACCCAAACCCTCTTCCTTCTCGGTCAGTCGGATCTGGCTAAGCCTCAGACGGCCATCTCAATCGCCGCCTTCGCCGATCTAGCGACGAAGTTGGGCGGCGGATCGCTGGCGCAGGCGGCGGCCTTGGCCTTCAGCGCCTCACCGCTTGTCACGACGGTGCCCCAGATCACCTGTGTGGATGTCAGTGAGAAGACACAGGCCACCGACACCAGCACCTTCGCCACCTCCTTCACCGTGTCGGCGAATTACTGGGGGGGAAGCGGCAACTACCTCAAGTATATGCTCCAGCCTGCGAGCGGAGGCGTGGGGTACAAGGTGTTCGCCGGATCGGACTACGCCAGCTCCCTCGTCACACCGTCCTATGTCTCGAAGGACAATGTGTACCAGGAGCTGTTCACGGTCTACTACATCGGGACCGACACCTCTCCCCAAATCACCATCTCGGACACAACTGTCACGGTGCAGGGCACAAGCGGCGGAAGCTCCACGACCATCGTCAGCGTGACGCTCACGCCAGGCATGACGCTGGGGCAACTTATCACAGCCCTCGGGAACAGCTCCAAACTCGTCGTCACCCTCACTCCCACGGCATCCCCCAGCCAAGTGGTCTATGCCTATCTGGACAACCTCTCAGCCGTCCCCGTCGGCACCTCGTCGGCCACGGCGACCCCTATCTACGCCAACGTATCAGCCGTCGTGAGCCTTCTAAACTCCAGCATCTTCCAGCCCTGGATCACCGCCACCAGGGTGGCCAATGCCGTGGCCCCCACCGCCGACTCGACGTGGCACTACCTCTCCGGGGGGGCGACGACCGCTCCCGCCAACACGGATTGGCAGAACGGATTCAACTTTCTCGAATCGGTCAGTGGGGTCGGCGTTGTGTGCCCCCTGACATCCACCACATCCATCTGGGCGATGGGAGATGCCCATGCCGCCTATATGACCTCGATCTACCAACCCAGGGTGAACATCGTCGGAGATGCTGTCGGAGCGTCGCTGGAGACCGAATTGACGAACGCCGCCAACCTGAATTCTGCCCGCACGATCATCCGCTTCCCAGGATTCGTCGGGACCAACCTCGCTGGCAATCTCCAGACCTTCGACTCCTTCTATGAAGCCGCCAGAACGGGTGCCATCATGGCCGCCGCTCCCCCCACGCAGTCAATCACCCTGGTCCCTGTGACCGCCGTAGGGCTGGAGCAGACGCTCACCCAGACGGACATCGACAGCGCCATCGAGGGCGGCGTGTGCGTGACCAAGGTCAAGCCGGACGGCTCCTTCCGCATCGCAGATGATGTGACGACCTACACCGCCACCAATCAGTTCAACCTCGTGAAGAGCCAAGTGGAGCGAGAGCTGGATGTGATCGCCGCCGATCTCCAGGCCGAGCTGGAGGCGAAGCTCGTCGGCTTTGCCGCCAACAACGGACCCTCGATTACGACTCTGGCGACTTCGGTCGCCACATCCCGGCTTGACTACTGGACATCGCTCGGGTATCTGGTCGGGAAGCCGTCCTACCAGAATCTCACGGCCACGGCCGTTCAGCCGAACGCCGTCTCGATTCAGGTTCAGGTCTTCCCCGCCCAGGCCAACGATTTCGTCCTGATGAACGTGCAGGCCGCTCCATACCAGGGCTAAAGGAGGGAATAAGAACTGGCACAGGACACATATACCAACGGACAGCCGATGTCGATCCAGACTCCCTACTCCAACGGGCAGGTCCAGGTCTACACCGGAAACATCGTCATCGTGTCGATGCTCATCCCCTCAAATCCGAATCCGAATGCCAAGATCACCAACGGTCAGCAGGTCTATTACGTCGGGTTGGGACAGAGTGCCACCATCTCGATGGACGCCGGACTTCAGGCGAACTCGGGCATCGGGGACAACCGAGTCCAGCAGTATTCTCCAGGGCTTGCCACCGTATCGGTGTCGCTTACCGACACCGCCTTGCGGTTCAACGGGGTGAAGTCCCAGTCCTATGAGTCTCTGGGAATCGCACCGCAGGAGCTTCTGGACTTACTCGGGATGAACACGTTCTCCATCGAGATCATGGACCGTCCGACTGGATCGGTTCTCCGCAGGGTATCGAACTGTCTCTATCAGAACGGGACCCTCAACGTCTCCGCCCACAACCCGGTCACATGGGACGTGACCTTCCAGGGCACCGAGACATCAGGCTCTTTCGCCATCTCGTAAACACCACATCGAAGGGAGGCTAGGAGGAGAACTTATGTTCTCCTCCCTGCCTGTCTTCAGAACCGAAGAGGAGGAAAGATTTCGTGGACATCCTTGAAGAGAAGGAACGGTTTGAGTACGACTCCCCCAAGGGAAAATTCGTGTTCAAACTTCTGTCTCCGGCCAAAAGATTGAAGGCCACCGCCGCCCTGCGGGATAAGGTCAAGGAATGCGGCTACCAGTCTGTGGAGGACCTGAAGCGGGACGACGCTGACTTGGCATTGGAGCTAGAGATTGCATCCATCCTGGACGCCGCCGCCGTCGAGAAGCCTGACGGGTTCAGTTTCCTGGACAATGCCGACAGCGCCCTGTTCCTGGACATCTACGAAAGATGGGTGAAGTTCACCAATTCCTTTCGAGAAGAAGTTCAGTCTTCTTCATGATGATTGGGAATCGCTCTCAGTCTACGACCCAGAGTTCATCGTCCGCTATCACTACCGAATCCCCAGAGGAGATCCCCGCATCCTAGAATACACCTATCCCGAACTGGTGTTCGAGGCCGCGATGATCGCCAAGGCCAACCGGATTCTGAACTTCGGCGAGCGGATTCCGCAGCCCGACCCGAAAGAGCTGGAGATGCGAGAGAGGGACATCGAAAGATCCGGGGATTTCACCTATGTGTCGTTCGACGACCTCCAGAGAGCCTTCGTGGAGTCCGACTCCAACTCTCTGGATGAGATCATCGCCGAGGCTGTGAGGAGAAAGGAGGATGCTCTTGGCCGATAACGATGAGATGCGAGAGTTTCTGCGTCAACTCAAACAGGAACTCTCCAGCGACAACCGACAGATGCTGGGGGAGTTCAAGTCAGCCCTGGACTCCACCCTGAAGAACCTTGCATCTGGCATGACGGCCATCTTCGACAAGGGGATGGCCGAACTCACTCGCGACCTCAAGAAGAGCATTCCCAAGACGGCCAAGGTCAACCTGGGGCCTGACTTCCAGAAGGCCATGATCGGAGTTGTCGCCACATTCGCCGCCACACAGGCCAAGTATGGTGTGGACAAGGTGGCGGAGGACATGGGCAAGACCGAGCGCGCCCGCATCAGCGCCAACCGGGACAAGTACGCGGAGCGTCAAAAGACCCTCCGGGCTCCCGAAGAGACGAAGCAGATCAAGGCTATAGCCAAGGCCGAGGCGAAACGAGCCGCAGCCGCCGAAAACGTTGAAAAACTGAGGAACGCACGTGCTCACGAGAAGCATCTCGACAAGCGGTACGCATTTCGCAAGGCTCAGGAGCTAGAGAACACCCGCAAAGAGCGCGAGCAGATCCGAAACGCGACGGCTCAGATCAACCGGACAGCCAATGAGGACAACGCACATGCCAGAAAAGTGCAAGCCGACCTGGCATGGGAGCAGCGCGTCTCGATTCAGGCGGCTCGCGACGCCCGAACTCGCTCTCGGGTGTTCTTCGAGCAGGCTCGCATGGGAGCTGTGGACCCCAGACTTCGGATGTCCCTTCTCAAAATCGGGAGCAGGTATAGCCCCAAAACGGGAAAGGTGGCCGCCGGTCAGCCTGGAGTGAGCCCCAATCAGTTCCTCGACGAGCAGTATCTGCTCCAGCCCGTCATGGGCAAGGTGGCGCAGATGTGGGAGCAGCACGCGGTGGGAATGGGCTACACCGAGAATGACCCCCGCACTCAGGCCATCGGAAGTCTCGGGGCTCAAACCCTCCTCAGAATGGGAGGCGGATCGCTCTCGGGAGCGATCAGCGCCATCGGGCAGGCCGCCAGCAGAAGGGGAGCCCCCGAGGAGCTATTGCTACTGTCGGATGCCATCAGCAACCGCATCGAAAGCCTGAGAAACAAGAGCCCTGAAGAGATCAACCTGGCGGATAAGAGCATTCAAGAACTCTCCCAGATGATCGTTCAGGCCATGACAGTTATGGCTCCCAAGGGAACGGTGCTCCAGCAGTACCAGAAGAACCCCGAGGGCTTCATGAACGCTCTCATCCAGAACGTCAAGGGAACCAACCGAGGCGCTCCTACAGCCGCCGCTCTCACCTACATGGCGTTTCCGTACACCAAGCTCATGACCCCGGCGGGAGAGAACGGAACCTATACGCCGGGGCAGAAGCTGGGCTCTTTGGCGCTCTCCACAGGATCTAGACTCCTGGGTTCCCTGTTCCCTTCCCTCTCCGGGGGAATCGGCGCATCCGCAGAGATGGCCGCCGGAGCGGGCGGTGCAGGGATGGGATTCCTGGGAGCGCTGGGCGGGATCGCGGGCATTATTGGAAACGCCATCCTCACCGCTGTCGGAAGTGAGATGATTCAGGGGGCGAAGAACGGACTTCTGGAGGGGGTCTCTCTGTCCCCCACCTACCGGATGCTCGGAGGGAACAGTCTGGCCAACCAATTCACCAACCGCATCAACGCCATCGGCGCTCAGTCGGTGGAGAACTGGCAGCAGATCTCGGGAAACGCCGATCTTCTGGGGTCCCTCATCGGGAACAGAAAGCCCCTCCTTCCGACTCTCGCCCAGCTGACGACCGGCGGACTTGGACTGGGCTTGTCAGGGCAGTCGATGATCCAGGGGTTCGGCTCGATGTTTCAATCCGGTGCGTTCAACGGTCAGAACGTAACCGCCAAGGAGTTCGCCGACCTGATCGGAGCCGCCGTATCTGACGCGCAGATGCAGGGCAGGCAGGGCGAAGTCCTCCAGGCACTCGTCTCGGCGACCCAGCAGGTCGGTCAGACCCTTGTGGGCGTTCCCTGGAAGAACATTCTGGGCGTCCAGACGGCGCTGAACGCCACGGGCCTCCAGGCTTTCATGGGTCAGAACGGGGCCAGCATCATGCAGGGCATCGCCCAGGGAATGGCAAACCCCGGTCTGGGAGCCGCCGGGCAACTTCTGAACTTTCGGCTTCTGAACCCCACCGGAAAGCTCAATCTGTGGCAGACACTGGCCTCAGCGCAGGCTGGTCCGTACTTCACAATGCCCAAATCCCTGGGAGGCACGGGAGTCCCCAATATCTCACTCTACCTGGGAGGTCTCGTCAAGTCCCTCGGTGTGAAGCCTAGCGACTTCAGCGGGGCGGCGTACTCGTTCACCCCCACGAGCAACACCGGCGGGTTGGCTGAGAACCTGCTCTCGAACATGACGAACGGGGCGCTGTCCCTGTCTCAGTCGGCGGCTCTTCTGAAGCTCTACTCCCAAAACCCCGGCATGGCGAGCAATATGTTCACCAGGGCCATCCAGCAGGTGCAGAGCATGGGCAAAGGTCTGGTGGCCGCTCCTGAATCGGCTCTGGGCGTGTTCTCCTATCTCTATGGTGCCTCCTCCGATCTGAGCGGGGGCAAAAGCAGGGCCGCCGCCTCGATGCTTAAGTCGGCCGCCACCCAGGTGTACCAGCTCACAGGGCAGAACCCCAATCTCACAGGTGTTGGAACCCTCACGCAGATCGCCAGCGAAAACCTGTCGAATCGACAGATCGCCAAAGGCATCACGGATCTGGAGTCCTATATCAAACGCCATAGCGGTCAGTTTCTGACTCCCGCGCAGAACGTCCAGCAGAAGCAGATCGAATGGCAGAACACAATGATCCAGATCGGCCAAGGCATCCTGAGCGCCGTCAACTTCATCGCCGGTAAAGAGGGCTACAACAAGAGCACTCTCTACCACGGAAACTATGAGACCTCCATCAATCAGATCCCTCAAAGCTCGGTGCCGCCTCTGAACTACCCTACTGCCGGGGCCTTCAAGACCGGCGGCGGCTCTGTCGGCATGTCCACGCTCTCCAAAGACGCCCTGGCCGCCGCCCACGGGAACGTGCAACTCGCCAAGGCGTTCATCGCATGGGGCGACAAGGAGACGGGCTTCCGCTATCAGTCCAATCCGAACACCGCCTCATTCACCCCGAGCAACCCCAACCCCTACGGTCTGGGGTTCAAAGGGGTGGGAAAGGGCTATGAGCAGGTCGGAAATCTCACCCAGGGATTGGGTTCCCTCATGACCTTCCTAAGTCACAACAGAGGGCCCAGTTACGACTACCAGAAGGCTCTGGAACTTCTTCCAAAAGCTGGTAAGATGATCTCTTACAGAGTCTCGTCGTCCTCTCCAGTCCTGTCTCGATTCATGGGCGGCAGCCAAGTCGTCACGGAGCCTGGCATCTGGTGGGCGGCGTACTTCGCTCAGATGGGAGGGTTCAGCGGCCACCCAGGAAACAGCGCTACCGCCGTTAGAAGCGCCGTGGAGTACGCCAACGAGGTCGCTCGCTATTATAAGGGAATCCATCTGACGATCAACCCCACTCGATCCAAGAAGAAGGTCACGGTCAGGGTTCCCGCTCCCGTCCATCGTGCCTCGGGAGTTCGATAGACGATGGGAGTCCGGGTCGAACCCGTTCGCAACACCACCTTCCGTCCACAGACCGAGATTCTCATCAAGACATGGCGGGGCAAGACCTACAATCTCACCGCCAAGGGCCAGAACGCTTTCGTGTCCTGGTCCACGTCAAAGGACACCTCTGGTCAGCCGGGGAGCTTCACAATCCAGCTCACCGCCGTTCGAGACTCTGACGGGCAATCCTGGTGCGACAAGATCTATCCGATGGACTACGTTGAGATCAGGGCGGCGGTCAACCCTCAGCGCTCAGGCTCCCTGCCAATCATCATGCGCGGATTTGTGGAGACGTGCGAGGAGACCCTGGCATTCGGCGATGCCGAGGGAGGCCCCACCCGAAGCGTTGTCGTACAGGGCGCGGACTACACTATTATCTACCAGAACTACCAGATCCAGTATCTGTGGCAGACCTCGACCTTCGCCTACGCAGTCAATCTGATGACCAAGATCTTCCCCTTCGCCATGGACACCTTCTTCCAGACATCGTTTCTGGGCACAGGAGGAACCGGCACTCTTCAGGGATTCATCAAGGCCCTGGACTCCAAGATCCTGCCTGTCTATCTGGAAAGACTGGCGGCGTACTTCAAAGGCGGCATTCCTCTCCCCATTTCAAAGGTCTACATGCCGACATCTCCCCTCGTCGCTCCTACCTACGTCGAGAACTTTACAGGCACCTTGTGGGATCTTTACACCTACTACCAGTCACCGCCTATCGGAGAGATGTTCATCTACGATCCGCCCGGATCTTCGGCCCCTGAACTTCTGTTCAGAATCGCTCCGTACAGGAACGCCTCCGGGAATTTTCCCGACATCCCGCTTGCCAGTCACGTCCCGGAGTCGCTTCTTCCCACCTATGAGATCGACCCACTGGAGATCCTGGCGTTTCAGATCGGAAGAACGCAACAGAACGCTCAAAACTACTGGTTCACCGAGGCGGACTCCAGCCTCACCGATACCCTGACGGCGGCGGCCTTCACAGGAACTGTCGGGAGCGTGGCCGGGGTGAGCGCCGCCGGTCTGTCCCCATCCTCCCTGGACGGAATGCTCGCCGTCTCCGGCTATATCACGAGCGGAACTCAGATCTACAACGGGTCCAGACCTGCCAACCCGATGGTTGATGATCCGTCCATCAACCTATACGGTCTTCGAGCCTCTGATATTCAGTCTCCGTGGCTGTCGGGCATCCTCGCCAACATCGACACCACCGTGTCCAACGGAGGCAACGTGGCGGCTAATGACAACACCCTCCAGGCCATGCAAGAACTCGCCGTGGACATGACTCACTGGCAATGGGATGTCTTCAGAGACAATCCCATCTACCTCGCAGGGAGTATCACCTGCCACGGCAGAGAGCAGTACGTCGTCGGACGGTACATCAGGACCCACGAGGTCACAACATCGGGCTACACCGAATTCTATGTGACCTCGGTCGAGCACACCTTCACGCAGTTCGAGGAGTGGACCACGACGCTCGGTGTCTCAAGGGGAATCCATACGAGTTGAATCCGGTCATTGTCTCTCAGCATGAGCCCCCGAACCCGCGTCCCTGGGAGATCCCAGAGAAGACCCCGGTCAACCATATCGGCAATCCCAACCTCACGGATGCCCAGATTGAGATTCACCGACACCAGAGAAAGACCCATCCCTGGTGGAACGCCAAGACTCTCTCCCTGGGGCGGGTCCAGCGGCGCAACCCCAAGAATCACACCATCGACGTTGTGATGGCGACGGGAGGTCTCATCAAAGGGGTCAAGGTTCTGGGAAATTTCGGGGCCTCGGCGGGCTCCCAGTATATCCTTCCGCAAACCGCCTCTGTGACGGCTTCCTCAAACGCATATGAGGAGGGAGCCGCCTATCCGGTGCCGGGAACAGATGATCTCTACGCCATCATCGGATTCCTGGGGAATCAGACCCAGCAACCCATATGCCTGGGATTTCTCCCTCCGCTTCAGAGTCAGATGTTCCTGTCAACCGAAGGAGCCCGACTGGATCTCCACGAGTCGGGAGTCTATCGGGTGACGCTACCGGACTGGCACGACGAGATGCACTGGCCGGACGGGACCTACCTCATCGTGGGCTCCGACACGACGCCGCATGACATGACGACCGAGAATCCGGGATGGAAGCCCAACACGGAGGTGACGGGCTCCGTCACGCTCCACCACGCCTCCGGGGCGGAGATTCAGATTGACCCGGTGGGCCAGGTGTCGGTGTCTTCGGCGGCAGGGGAGAAGACGCTGATCGACGGCTCACCAGCGGGTAATGCTCCCCACGTCGCCGACGCGCAGCCCACCCTCCTCACCACCACCAACGCCACGACCGTCATCTCTTACACGCCAACGGCGCAGGGGAACTACGTCGTCCGCGTCTACTTACAGGTCATCACGGCCGCCACGACCGTCACGGTTCAGGTGACATACGCCGACAGCGTGGGAGCGCAGACCAACCCGGTGCTGAACGCCCAGTCCTGCGCTGTCGACTCCTACTCATTGCCCCCGGTCTACTTCAACGCCGTGTCGGGAACGGCCATCGCCGTGGTCGTGACGGCTGGCACGGCCAGCCAGGTCTACGTGTCCGCCGACATCTCGCAGGCTTAGGAGGAGGCTGACAGCATGGCGCAGCTCATCGTCGCCGGGAATGCCACGCCGTCGCAGGTCCTCACGGGCGCGACGTTCAGCGCGGGCGTGAACTACAACGCCGCAGGCACCATGCCGAACAACGGCGCTCTCAGTGGAAAAACGGCTGGCATATACCCAGCCGGATACTACTCGT